GTGGATGCTCATTTACTATTAAGTTAAGATCATTATCAGCAGAGTGTCCAGACTTAAGATGGCATGCAGTACTTACAGAAGAAGAAGAAGATAAACTTAACGCATTATAATTATGGCAACTCTAGGAAATTTAACAGCACAAGGTCTATATACATCTAATCATATTGGTAGTGTTGCTACTGATATAGGTAGTAGTGCATTTGCAATGGATGGTATTTCTCGTCATGACGGTATATCAGTTTATATTCAAAAACTTGGGTTAAAAATATATAAACAAAGTATACGTATTATAGAACTTGAAAATAAAATGACTAAAGAAGAATGTGCTAATTTAAAAGCTATGTTGGAATCAAATGATGAAGCATCTGTAATATTAGCTAAAGAAATAATTGATAATCTTGAGACAGCATGAGTATAGTATTTAAAGCAGATGATCACAGTTACACTAGCATTGAAGGTGAAGAACAAATCAAATGGACTAGTGTAACAAGTCTTATATCAAAACTAAAGAAGCATTTTGATAAAGAAGGTGTAGCTAAAAAGGTTTCTAAGAATAAAAAATCTAAATGGTACGGTATTAAACCTGAAGATATCATTAAGATATGGGATAATGAAGCCCTTAGAGCTACTACTCTTGGTACTTACTACCATAATCAAAGAGAAGCTGATCTATGCAGTCTATCTTCATTAGAAGTGGATGGAGTTATCATTCCTATTGTACCTCCTGTACCTGAAGAGAACAGTTTAAAGTATGCACCATTACAGAAATTAGATCCAGGTGTATATCCTGAGCATATGGTATATTTAAAATCAGTTGGAATATGTGGACAATCAGATTTAGTAGAAGTAGTAAATGATAAGATAAACATCATAGATTACAAGACTAATAAGAAAATTGATACAGAATCATATAAAGACTGGGATGGTATCAGTGATAAACTACAACATCCGGTATCTCATTTAGATGACTGTAACTTTAATCATTATGCATTACAATTAAGTATTTACATGTATATTATGTTAAAGCATAATCCTAGATTAAAACCAGGAAAGATGTTTATACACCATGTACTATTTGAATTAGAAGGTGAAGATAATAATGGTTATCCTATTACCAAATATGATGACGGAGGTGATCCTGTAATCAAACAGGTAATACCTATGGAGATGCCATATTTAAAAGAAGAAGTAATAGCAATTTTAAAAAGCTTATAACATGTACACTAAACTATTTGACATTGATAACGGGGTTGTAATACCTACAGAACATTGTTATACTCTAAGTACTCTTAAAAATATAATGGATAAGTATCCTGATAATTATCTTAAGATATATCAATATTTATTTTATATGACTTGTCCTAGTCCAGACTCTAATCCATTTTTTCATACTCCAGAAATAGATAAAGAAGAGATTGTACTACAAGAGATAGAAGCAGATTTCTCTACAGAAGATGAAGCAATCAGAAATGCATTAAGATTCTGTGATGATATGTATAGTACTGCAACATCTAGAGCGTATAAAGGTATGGCATCTATGTTAGATAGATTAGCTAGATACATGGAAACTACACCTATTACTGCAGGTAGAGATGGGAATATAAACTCACTAGTAGCAGCAGCTAAAAACTTTGATCAGATAAGATTATCTTTCAAAGGTGTATATAAAGATTTACAAGATGAGCAGTCTAGTAAAGTACGTGGAGGAATTGGTTTATCTTATGATAGTTAATTATGGAAAACATATATACAAATATACCAACCTGGGATAATGGTACCTGGACTACTACTACATTTGATAGTAGAAAAGATTTTGGTGATTATATAAAGTCAATATTTAGAGAACCAGGTGAGTATGAATTTGATGAAAGTACTAATATTGTATTTAATTCTGAGTCTACAAAATTCAACAGGGATAAGGTATATTGTGTAGCTCCATTTAAATCTAAAGATTTTATTAAATACTGGGATGATCAGAAAGCTAAATGCAGATTAGGTGTAATAGTTAAAGCAAATAATAAGTCTTGGTATCTTACTAGAGATTATTACATGTGGTTAAACTTCTTACCTATCTTTGATAAGGAGGAGCAAAAGTTTGGATTTGCTAAGATAAGAGATGCACAGTATCATATGGCGTTATATGAAATACTTGCAGAGATAAATTACATGCACGTAGCTATTCTTAAAAAACGTCAGATAGCATCATCATATTTTCACGCAGGTAAGCTTATTAATCAGTTATGGTTTGAAGCAGGGGTTACTTTAAAGATGGGTGCCTCTCTGAAAGATTACATTAATGAGAAAGGTACATGGAAATTTTTATCAGAGTACGCAGCATTCTTAAATGAGCACACGGCATGGTATAGACCTATGTCTCCAGACAAAGTAATGATGTGGCAACAAAAGATTGAGATAAGAAAAGGTGATAGAAAAGCTGAAGTAGGACTTAAAGGTACTATGCAAGGTATGTCATTTGAGAAAGATCCAACAAATGGTGTAGGGGGTCCCGTTAAGTTCTTCTTTCATGAGGAAGCAGGAATTGCTCCTAAGATGGATACAACATTTGGATATATTAAACCTGCACTTAAATCTGGTATGATAACTACTGGGTTATTTATAGCTGCAGGATCAGTTGGGGATTTGGATCAATGTGGTCCTTTGAAGAAAATGATACTTGATCCTACTAGTAATGATATATATCCTGTAGACACTAATCTTATAGATAAGGATGGTACAATAGGTCAGTCAGGTTTATTTATACCTGAGCAATGGTCAATGCCACCTTACATAGATGACTATGGTAATTCACTTGTTGAAGAAGCATTAGTAGCATTAGATGAATATTTTGAAGAGATAAAAAGAAGCAAAGAAGCTAAAGATTATCAACTTGAAGTATCTCAGCATCCAAGAAATATAGAAGAAGCATTTGCATTTAGAAAAGCAGCTAAGTTTCCTCCTCACTTAGTAAATGCACAGATAAGAAGAATTGAAGATAAAGAATATTCATCAGAGCACTTAGATATATCTAGAGATGAAACAGGTAAAGTAAAAGTAAAAGGTACAAGTAAATTACCTATATCTGAGTTTCCTATATCTAAAAAGACAGAAGATAAAACTGGTACACTAGTAGTATGGGAAAGACCAGTACCGGATCCTACATATGGAATGTACTATGCAAGTATTGACCCTGTTGCAGAGGGTCGCACAACAACCTCAGAATCACTATGTTCCATATATGTAATGAAAGCACCGGTTGAAGTGACTAAGATTACCAATGGTGAACCTGAGACATTTATAGAAAGAGACAAGATTGTAGCAGCATGGTGTGGAAGATTTGATGATATCAATAAAACACATGAGAGACTAGAACTTATTATTGAATGGTATAACGCCTGGACTATAGTAGAGAATAACATATCTCAGTTTATTAATCATATGATAGCAAGAAAGAAACAGAGATATCTAGTACCAAGAACTCAAATAGTATTCTTAAAAGATTTAGGAGCTAATGCTAATGTATTCCAAGAGTATGGATGGAGAAATACAGGTGTACTATTCAAGAATCATATGATCAGTTATACTCAAGATTTCTTATCTGAAGAAATAGATCATATACAGAAAGATGATGGTACTACTGTTAAGATACATTATGGAGTAGAAAGGATTCCAGATATTATGTTACTTAAAGAAATGCAAGCTTATCAAGATGGACTCAACGTGGATAGGCTTGTAGCCTTTGCTGCATTAGTGTCTTTCTTAAAAATACAACAAGCAAATATTGGTTATGCAAAGAGAGTTGTTATGGATGATGCAAGTTTAAAATTGGATAAGTCAAAAAATTTGTATAAATTAAAGAGTAGTCCTTTTAGACATATGGGAAGAAGTGGATTAGGTGAAGGTCAAAAACTAAACCGGTCACCATTTAAAAATTTAAAATAAAAAGATATGCCATATTTATATAGACATATAAGAAAAGATACAAATTTACCATTTTATATTGGTATAGGTTCTGATGCTTTTTTTAAAAGAGCTTATTCAAAACATAGTAGAAACAAATATTGGAAAAATGTAACTAATAAAATTGATTATAGTATTGATATATTAATTACTGATATATCATGGGAAACTGCTTGCAAAAAAGAAAAGGAATTTATTAAACTTTATAAAGCATGCAATATAAAATTAGTAAATTTAACAAGTGGTGGAGAAGGTTTATTTGAGCCAAATATTGATATAATTAAAAAAATATCAGAAAGTAAAAAAGGGAGTAAAAATCCCATGTATGGTAAAACCTGGTCAATAGAAAAAAGAGAATACATGATAAACCGTATGACTGGTATAAATAATCCTAATTTTGGTAAAACCATTTCTCAAAATCAAAAAGTAATAATAGGTAATGCTCAAATAGGTCGTGTAAAAACACAAGAAGAAAAAGAAAAAATTTATTCAAAAACTAGAAAAAAAGTAATAGATACAGTTAATAATATTATTTACAATTCAATTCAAGACGTGGCTAGTGTTTTTAAAAAATCACCAAGTCATATGACAAGACTTATTAAAGACAATAGATTTAATTTAAAATTTTTATAATATGCAGGTTTTCAACGCATTACAGCTCAAAAACGGAGCTAAAACAGAACACAATAGATTAGGTAGTATTACGCAACCATTACAGTTTATTCCTAAAAAGGAAAAAGATGACAAGTGGGCTGCATGGAATCTTGATTGGTTAGAGTGGAATGGTCTTAAACAGATTAAAAGAAATGCGCGTAGGCTAATGAAAAACTATAAGTTAGCTAAAGGTGTTATTGATAGAACTGACTATATAGTTGAAGAAGACAATGACTACAGAGATATCATTGAGACGCTTACTAAAGAAGATGCATCCGCACTTGAGTTAAAGTTTTATCCAATTATTCCTAATGTTATTAATGTTCTTGTAGCTGAGTTTGCTAAAAGATCAAGTAAGTTATCTTACCGTGCAGTAGATGAAGGATCTTATAATGAGATGATGGAACAAAAAAGACAGATGGTAGAGGATGTACTTATGTCTGATGCAAGCATGAAAATTATTGCTGCAATGGTAGAACAAGGTATGGATCCTGAATCTGAAGAGGCACAACAACAATTGAATCCAGAAAAATTAAAATCATTACCAGAGATTGAACAATTCTTTAAAAAGGATTATAGATCAATGGTAGAGCAATGGGCTACTCACCAACATGAAGTAGATGTTGAAAGATTTAGAATGGATGAGTTAGAGGAAAGAGGTTTCAGAGATATGCTTATTACAGATAGAGAATTCTGGCATATGCGTATGATGGAAGATGACTATGATGTTGAGTTATGGAATCCTGTACTTACATTTTATCACAAATCTCCTGATGCAAGATATATATCACAATCTAACTGGGTTGGTAAAACAGATATGCTTACAGTATCAGATGTTATTGATAAGTATGGTTATATGATGAATGAAGATCAGATGGCATCACTAGAAGCTATCTATCCAATTAGATCAGCAGGATATAATATTGGTGGTGTACAAAATGATGGATCATTTTATGATGCTACTAAATCACATGAGTGGAATACTAACATGCCTTCACTAGGTATGCGTCAATATTCTACTGCAGCAGCTAATAATATTTTCAACGCGGGTGATATTGTAAACTACATCTTAAGAGAAGGTGAAGATTATTATGATCAAGGTACTGCATACTTGTTGAGAGTAACTACAGGTTACTGGAAATCTCAGAGAAAAGTAGGTCACCTAACTAAAATTACTGACTCAGGTGAAGTAATAACAGAGATTATTACAGAAGACTATAAAGTAACTGATAATCCTATATATGATACAAGACTCTTTAAAAACAAAACTAAAGATAATCTAGTATATGGAGAGCACATAGATTGGATCTGGATTAATGAAGTATGGGGTGGTGTAAAAATTGGACCTAATATTCCATCATTCTGGGGTATGAATAATCCTGGTGGTTTTACTCCTCTGTATATTGGTATTGATAAACAAAATATAGGCCCATTAAGATTTCAATTTAAAGGTGATAACTCTATCTACGGATGTAAACTACCAGTAGAGGGTGCAGTATTCTCAGATAGAAATACTAAGTCTACAGCATTGATTGATTTAATGAAACCATTCCAGATAGGATATAACATTGTTAATAACCAAATAGCGGATATACTAGTAGATGAACTAGGTACAGTTATCTTACTTGATCAGAATGCATTACCAAGACACTCAATGGGTGAAGATTGGGGTAAGAACAACTTAGCTAAAGCATATGTAGCAATGAAGAATTTTCAGATGCTCCCTTTAGATACCAGTATTACTAATACAGAGAATGCTCTTAACTTTCAACACTTTCAGAAATTAGACCTAGAACAGACTAATAGGTTAATGTCAAGGATCCAGTTAGCTACATATATGAAACAACAAGCATATGAAGTTATAGGTATTAACCCACAAAGAATGGGTCAACAACTATCTCAACAAACTGCAACAGGAGTTGAGCAAGCAGTAGGTGCTTCTTATGCACAGACTGAAATGTATTTCATACAACACTCAGATTACTTAATGCCAAGAGTACATCAGATGAGAACTGACTTAGCTCAATTCTATCACTCAACTAAACCATCAGCAAGATTAACTTATGTTACTGGTGCAGACGAGAAAGTAAACTTCCAGATTAATGGTACAGATTTGCTTATGAGAGACTTAAACATATTTGCAACTACTAAAGCTAATTACAGAGCCGTATTAGAACAGTTAAAAAATATGGCCTTAAATAATAATACTACAGGTGCATCTATCTATGACTTAGGTAAATTAGTACAATCAGAAAGTATAGCTGAGTTAAATACAGTACTTAAAGATTCTGAGCAAAAAATCAAAGCGCAGAAAGATGCAGAAATGCAACATCAACAACAAATGCAAGAACAGCAATTACAAGCTCAAGCTCAAGCAGAAAAACTTAAAGCTGATAATACAGACATCAGAGAAGAGAAAAATAGACAAAGAGATATACTTGTTGCTGAAATTAGAGCTGCTGGATTTGGTGCTACTCAAGATATTAATCAAAATCAGATGTCTGACTATAATGATTCATTAAGAGATATACAAAAATCTGAGCAATTTACTAGTCAGATGAATCTTGAAAGACAAAAAGAATCAAATAGACAATCTTCAGATTCTCAAAAGATGCAACTTGAAAGAGAAAAACTACAAGCACAACAGTCAATAGCAGATAAACAATTACAAATTGCTAGAGAGAATAAGAACAAATTTGATGCTAAAAGCAAAACTGATAATAAGAAGAAATAGACTTAGCTATATAGTGGCAAAAAACAATATTAAAAAATAGTCTATTTTAAATATATGAAGTTTATTTGTAAAAAAAATACTTATATTATTAATAGTAACATAAAGACCAACATATGAATACTGATGAGCAAGCAACACAAGACAACACTACCGTTTCACAGGTAGATGTAAACTTGGATGAATTATTTGGAATGCCTGGAGCGGATAACGTGATGCTACCAGAAGAGGAAGAAGAGAAAAAGTCTCTTTTTTCTAAAGATGCTAAAACTGATTATGAGTTCCTTGATAGTAAAACTGGTGTAACAACTAAACCAGATACAGCAGAGCAAACAATCACTAAGGAAGAAGTTCAAGAAACAATTGATGAATTGGATGGACTTATTGCTCAGGAAGAAGAAGCAGGTAATAAAGGTAGACCTAAAGTAGATAAATCAGGTTTATATGAGTTAGCTTCTAAGATGATTGAAGAAGGTACACTTTTTGGTTTTGATGATGACAAAGATCTAGAGGAATATACAACTAAAGACTTTAGAGAATTGTTTGAAGCTAACTTTCAAGAGAAAGAGAGAAAGATTAAAGAAGATGTGCCAAAAGAGTTTTTTAATGCTTTACCAGATGAATTGAAAACTGCAGCTAAATATGTAGCTGATGGTGGACAAGATCTTAAAGGATTGTTTAGAACTCTTGCTCAAGTAGAAGAAGTATTTGAATTAGATCCAGAAGATGAGAATCATCAAGCTGAGATTGCTAGACAATACTTATACGCTACAAACTTTGGTACACCAGAGGAAATAGAGTCAGAGATTGAAGACTGGGCAGATGTAGATAAGTTAGGACAAAAAGCTAAACAGTTTAAACCTAAGTTGGATAGAATGCAGGAAGAGATTGTATCTAGAAAACTAGCAGAACAAGAAACTAAGAAAGAGCAACAAGTTCAAGCTGCAAAAGTATATACGGATAATGTATATAACGTATTGTCAACAGGAGAACTTGATGGAGTTAAGCTTGATAAGAAAACACAGAACATGCTGTATAGTGGATTAGTTCAACCAAACTATCCTTCAATATCAGGTAAGCCTACAAATATGTTAGGTCACCTATTAGAGAAGTATCAGTTTGTAGAACCAAGACATGATCTTATTGCTGAAGCACTATGGTTATTAGCAGATCCAGAAGGATACAGAGCTAAGATAAAAGATCAGGGTACTAAAGTTGCAACAGAAAAAACAGTAAGAATGTTAAAAACTGAAGAGGCTAAAAAGATTGCATCTTCAAATACTGTAGATGAAAAACAACAAGCAAGAAAAACTACAAGTAACAATACAATATCAAGATCATCTGGTAGTAGTATGTTTAAAAGATTTTAAAATAAATAATATAAATAAATAAATAAAAACAAATGGCAACTCCAGTATTAAATAATGGTATTTTCCTACGTGATACAGCATACAATGCTAGTTCACATGTTGATTCTTACCATTTACAAAACATGCTAAAAGATGCAGAACCAATGGATTTAGGTCCAGTAGACTTATGGGCTATGGCTCAGAAAGTTGAAATGCCTTTATACCAGTTATCTTCTTTTGGTGGAAAAAACGTTATCAATGTAGATAACGCAAGAGGTGAGTACAAATGGCAAACTCCAGTTTCAATTGATCTTCCTTACATTGTTGAAGACATTGAACCAGGTAATGATGCTAAAGGTATTGAAGGTACTACTTTCAAAATCAAGCTTAACAAAAGAGAATTTGGACATGGTGATATCATCACTTATGACAAATACAATGGAGTTGAGATGTACATTACTGCTGATGATATCTTACCAATTGGTGACGGATTCATCTATACAGTACAGTTAGTTAACAATGATAACTACAAGTACATTGATAATGCTTATTTAGCTAATGGTACTAAAGTATTCCGTAAAGGTTCTGCTAGAGGTGAGTATGGTGAGAGATTCTCAGACATCCAAACTAACACAGGATTCCGTGAGTATTATAACTTTGTTGGTGGTGCTGAAGCTCACGTTCATTACTCTATCTCTTCTAGAGCAGATTTAATGATCAAAGGTGGTATGAATGCAGATGGTACAGTTCCTGTAACTGAAATCTGGAGATCTCACTTGAAAGGATTAGATCCATCTATTTCATCTTTGGATGATATGGTTAAAGTAATGGGTAAAGACTCAGTTAAAAAAGCATTTGATAATGGTGATTTATCAAGAACTTTCTTAACTAACATGGAGGCTGCTCACTTAACTAAGATTGCTTCTGATATTGAGACTTACCTTATGTGGGGTCACGGGGGTAGAGTACGTCAAGACGGACCAGATGATGTAAGATTATCTGTAGGTTTATGGAAACAGTTAGATAACTCTTTCAAACGTATCTACAACAAAAACAACTTTAACTTAGATTTATTCAGAGGAGAGTTATATAACTTCTTCAATGGTAAAGTTGAGTTCCAAGGACCAGATCCTAAACGTCAACTTGTTGTTCAAACAGGTATGGGTGGTATGAGAATGGTTAATGAAGCAATTAAACAAGAAGCTATTTCTTCAGGTTTATTGATTCAAGCTGCTGATATCGGTGCTATCACTGGTAAAGGTATGGACTTAAACTTTGGATTTGCTTACACTTCTTACGTTATTCCATTCTTGGCTAATGTGAAATTTGTATTGAATCCTGCATTTGACAATGTTCATACTAATGATATTGAGAACCCAATCATTGATGGTTTCCCATTATCTTCTTACTCATTCATTATCTTTGATATCACAGATAACACTAATGACAACATTTACATGTTGAAATTATCTTGGGATAATCAATTGAAATGGTGGTACCAAAATGGAACAATGGATTACATGGGTAGATCTCAAGGATTCCAATCTTCTGGACAATTCAACGGTTACCGTGTAATGATGTCTCAAACAATGCCAGCTATTTGGGTTAAAGATCCAACTAAAGTATTGAAAATTGTTATGAGAAATCCAATCACAGGTGGATCATTCTAATATGTCAAACTAGAAAATAAAAAAAGGAGGGGTTTATTCTCCTCCTTTTTTTATATATTTACAATTATAAACATTTTAAAACCAACACAAAATGGATTTCACACACGTAGAAGTATTAAACACTAACAAGAGTAACAAGATCTCTGTTAAACCTTATTTTGACAACTCAATGTCAAACATGGGATTAGAACATTATGGCCAATCATTATTTGATGGTGTTAAACATTTTGAGCAATTAGCTTGCTTAGAACAAAATGGAGTAGTAAGATATGTAACAGGATTGAATGAGTTTGCTCCTGAGATTAAATTATTACCTGCTGAAGAGAAAGAAGCTAAGGTAAGAGAAATTAGAAATGCAGTTGCTGAACTAGAAAGAGAATTAGCTGCAAATGTATTGGATGTTAACAGTCCAACATTCTGGAATGATGTAGTATTACTTAAACCAAGTAATAAAGAATTCTGGAATAAGATTACAATGTCATGTGGTAATGATCCAGTATATTTAGATCCTGCAAATCCATATGATAGAATTAAACTATATGCTGTTGAAGCAGGTGGATTCTCACTTATATCAAGAAGTTATGAAGATGCTAGATCAAAAGCAGTACCACCAAAATTTTACTTGGATAAAGTAACTGAAACAAGTGGTGTTAAAACTGAATACAAAAAACTTAAAAATAAAGCACTTGCTGAGTTACAGAAACTATTTGATAAAAATAGTACTAAGTTATTCTATATTGCAAAAGCAGTTGATACAGCTAGTGTACAGTATAAAAAACATACACCTAATGATGTTATCTATGACAACATGGATAGACATATTAATGGTGAAGGTACTGAAGGTAACAAAGAAAGAGCAGCAAAAGGTTTCTTAGATGCAGCAGCTTTAGATATGGAAACATTAAAAATCAAAGCAATTGTTAAAGATTCCATATTTTTTAAGTATATTATAAATAAGGCAGATGGTTATATCTACCATGCAAGAACAAATAGCTTGTTAGGTAGAAATGTATCAGATGTAATTGAGTTCTTAAAAAGTCCTTTAAATGAGGATATTTTAAAAGATTTAAATGCACAAGTTGAAAAACTGTGGAATATGTAAATAACTCTAGAGTATACCAGTAATGCTGGTATGCTTTTTTTAAAACTATATATCATGGCTAACGCAAAAGTAAACGTACAGCAAAAAGCAACAGGTAGAGTTGGTGGAACCAACACTCCAGTTTATGCATTAAAAAATGCAGGTGGTAAAACACCGGGTAAAGTTAACAAACCACAAGCTTCACCTAAAATGAAGATGGGTGGAAGTAAAGGTAAAAAATGTTAATCTGAAAGATCATGGCAAGTAAAATAAATCCAAAAGGGATATTAAAATCTAACTCAAGATCTAAAGGTCCTAACCCAAAAGGTATTAATCCTGGTGGGATAAATAACAAACCTGCGCCTAAGCCTAAGCCAGCTCCCAAACCTGTAGTAAGTTCAACTAAATTAAAACCTACTGATCCAAAAACTATGGGACAAGTTGTAAAAGGTCAAGGATATAAAGCTCCTGTTAGACCAACTACTACGGCTTCTAAACCAGCACCTAAACCTGCAGTTAAAAAACCAGTTAAACCTATTGCATCTAAACCAGTTACTACTACAACTACTGCAACTACTCCAAGAACACGTGGTGGTGTAAGTAAAGGAAATACTCCAGGTACATCTGGTAAGTATGCAAAGAAAACACCATTAGAAAAGAAACCACTAGTAGACACTAAACCAAGAACTCGTGCAGGTGCTTCTAAAGGTGAAACTCCAGGTGTAGGTTCTAAAAGAAAAGCTTTAGCTGATATAAAAGCAAGAGCAAATGAAAGACTTGCTTCTGAAAAAGCAACTGCTGAAAAATCTGCAACTAGTGTATCTAAACCTAGAACAAGAGGTGGTGTAAGTAGAGGTGTTACAAGAGATCCATTAAAACAGCCTAAAGAAGTACTTAAAAAAACATTAGGTAAGAATACCAATAGAGGTGGTGTAACTAAAGGTAATCAACTTGCTATTAAACTTGCTAAAAAAGCTAAACTAGTTAAAGCTGGTAAAATAGGTGCTACTATTGTAGGTGCTGCAGCAGCAGCATATGGTATTAAAAAACTATATGACTCTTCTAAAAGCAAAGAGGATAAAGCTAAAAAAGATACTAAAAAACCTGAAGCTGGTAAAAAGAAAGAAGATACTAAACCTGTTGTTGATGATAAAAGTAAATCTAAAAAAAGTACAATTCCAGATATGCTTGATAAACTTGCCGGTAATAAAAAAGGTGATGGTAGTTCAGTAAAATTCACAGGTGACAGAAGCAAAGTTGCTGGAAAAGATAAGTGGGGTAGATCTCCATCAGATAAATGGTATGGTTTTAATCCAGATAAGAAAAAGTATGAAGCACCAACAATGGTGAAAGCGGATACTAAGAAAGCTGAAACTAAACCTGTAGTTAAAAAACCTGTAGTTAAAAAACCTGTAACACCTGCAACTCCAAAAGCAGATAATAAGGTTGACAAAATGGAAATGAAACCTATAGCACCAATTGCTAATACTATTGAAGCTAAAAAAGAAATCATTCAACCAAAAGCTGCAGCAACATCAACTGCAAGTACAAGTACAAGTCCAAGTACTTCATCAAGTACACCTTCAAGTTCAAACCCTGTAAGTGGTGCACAACCAAGAGCAACTTTTGGTAATAAGGTAAGAGGTATGTTGAATGAAAGTAGAGAAAGAAGAGCAGGAAGAGCTGCTTCAAGAGGTAATGAAGATAGATCAGAAAGATTAAAAGAAAAGATTTCTGAGACAGAGAAAAAAATGATGATGAAAAAAGGTGGTATTGTTAAAAGAAATAAAAAGAAATAACCATGGCAAAGACACCTGCATGGACAAGATCTGTAGGAAAAAGCAAAACCGGAGGCTTAAATGCTAAAGGTGTTGCTTCCTATAGAAAAGCTAATCCTGGTTCTAAACTTAAGATGGCAGTTACTACTAAACCATCTAAATTAAATCCTGATAGCAAAGATGCTAAGAGACGTAAAAGTTTTTGTGCTAGAATGTCAGGAGTTGATGGACCAATGAAAGATGAAAAAGGAAAGCCAACTAGAAAGGCTCTTGCTTTAAGAAAGTGGAACTGTTAAATTTATATATTATGAAAAAGTTAGGATGCGCTAAATGCGGTGGTGCAATGAAAATGAAACTAGGAGGTTCTGCAGTAGCAAAAGCTCCAGTAAATATATTTGGTATTCCACAAGAAAATATGGGTACATCAAGTCAAATGGGATTTGGTAGAAAAGGTGGTTCAGTAAAAAAAGAACATGTATTAACTACTTTTAGAAAAGCTAATGATGCTAGAAATGCAATGGTAATGAAATCTTTACCTAAAGCTGAAGATGGTATGTCAACGGGTTATCCTAGAAAACCAGCTGCTAAAGCAACACCAAAAAAAGGAGCTTCTAATGCTGGTGTAGGAATGTTTGAAACAACACCAACAAGTATACCTGGTGAAACTCCAAGAGCAGCAATGACAAGAATAAACGCTACTTCTCCTAAAGGTCCTAACTCAAAAGGTATTAAGTCAAAAGTTGATTCATCAAGAGTAAGAGCTGGCGTAAGTGCTAAAACAACAGCTGCTCCTAAAAGTACTGAACCAGTTAGAAAACCAAGTATAGAATTTGGAGATCCAAATGTTGGTTTTAAGTATAACAAACCTCTGCCTAAAACTAAATATGAAGATGCTGTTATAAATACTAAATCTCCATCTACTAAAACTAGTGGTAATATACCAAAGAGAGGTGCAACAGCACCTATTAAAAAAACTGTTGGTCCAAGACCTTCAGTAGATGAGATGCGTGAAGCTAATATAAAAAAATATAGTGCCCTTAAAAGTAAAATAGCTGGAGACGCAAAACCAAAACCTAGAAGTGCAGCAGCAGCGTTCAAAGAAGGTGTAATTTCTGGTAGTCCTATAGGTTATGTAGCTAAGAAGGTATATGACATGACAAAAAAGAAAGGTGGAGTAGTTAAATCTAAAAAGAAATAGTTATGGCAACTACAAATAAAGCAGTTTTAACATCTTGCAAAAATGCTAAAGTAAGATCAGCTTCACGTAAATGTGTAACTGAAAGACCTACTATGAAAAAAGGTGGGTCTACATTTGGTATCTTATCTATTATAGCTGGTATAGATAATAATCCTAAACCAACTGCAGCTGATAGAATTTCTGGAGCTAAAATGCAAAATAAAAAAATGAAAGCTGGAGGTACTACACATCCAGGTTTTAAAGCTGTACAATCTAAGATAGCTGCTAAACAAGGTGTAAGTAAACAAGCTGCTGGAGCTATATTAGCTGCATCAACTAGAAAAGCTAGTGCTAAAGCTAAAGCTAAAAATCCAAGACTTAAACGTGTAAAAGGATAACACATGCAAAATAGTGTATTAGTAATAAAAGTAAAACAAAGGCTAAACAAATTAGATAGTCAAGACTATGACAACATTGAATGTTGGCAGGTTGTAGAGGCGTTTAATAAAGCTCAAGTAGAATGGGTCAGAAGACAACTTCACGGTATTAATGTTGTGCAAGAAGGTGATGAACAATCAACTAGAAGAATAGATGATTTACAATTATTACTAGGTACTATTAATATACCATTTGTTAAATCTGATATATCATCTTACTCAGACTTACCTGCTGATTATCTACAATGGAAACGTGTAGATGTTACTGCTAAGAAAGGATGTTGTGATGATAGAAGAATGTCAGTGTATCTTGCAGAGGAAGGTAACTTAAATCAGTTGCTTTTTGATGATGCTAAGAAACCTAGCTTTGAATGGGCAGAAACATTTGCTACTTTAAAGAGTAATAGAGTTAATGTATATACCAATAATGATTTTGATATTAGTTCTGGTGCATTAACGTATTACAGACAACCAGTAAGAATAGAAGTACAAGGTTGTGTAGATCCTTATACAGGAACACAAACGGTAACTAATGTTGAATGTGAATTTAAAGATGATATTGTAGAGGTTTTAATTGATGAGGCTGTAAGTGTATTAGCTGGTGATATTGAATCTGGTAACCAATTCTCTAGAGGAACAGAAACAGCAGAAAGAAATAATTAATATATATAACAATGGAAAAACCCAAATTACTTAAAAGAGATACTACATCATCTACTGCATCTTATTCAGCTCCAAGTGGAGGATCAATAGATTCTACTACCGCTGCTTGTGTAACTGAATTAATGAATGCTGCAACTAGTTTTCATAAACTACATTTAAAAGTTCAAGGTGCCGGAGCATTTGCTGCACATAAAGCTTTAAATGAATTATATGATGCCTTACCAGGACATGCAGATGACCTAGCAGAAGGATATCAAGGAGCAGCAGAAAGAATACTTGAGTATTCAGAAGTAGCACCAAGAACTCTTGCATCACCTACAGAAGGTTTAAGTTATATTAGAGACTTAGTTACAATGGTAACAAGTTTGCAATCTAAAATGCCTTACTCTGAGATAGTAAATGATTTAGATTTAGTTAAGTCATCTCTTAACTCAGCTAAGTATAAATTATTATTTTTAAAATAATTTTGCTAAAACAAAATGTTTTAGTATATTATATATATGTTTATAAATTAAAATTAAAAAGTTATGGCTTATTTTAATCATGCCTTTCAAAAGGCTTTTGTTGGAACACAAGGTTTCACAGATTTAGGAAATGGACAACTAGGTACACCAGGTAACATTCTTGCTACAGGTGACTTTGCTTTTGTTGATCCAAAAACTTGGGATTTAGTTAATATTAACTCAGCACCTACAGGATGTTGCCCTTTAATTCTTGCTTCAGGATCATTGTATTCTAAAGACAAGATTGGTTCTCATGGTGGGTACTTAGAATCTAACAAATCTAAAACTATTAATCCTAAATACATTAATAGATTTTACAGAGTAGATCCTAATCCAGCTCAACAAAATGTAATTAACATTGGATTCACTCCATTCACTGAAGCTCAAGGTGGTACATGTGAAAGAGATTTTTTATGTGATGAGACTTATTCTTTACGTATTGACGTTAAAGGATCTCCAGCATTAAGATTCTTAAATCACAATGCATACTTAACTGTTGAAGCTTACACAGGATGTTGTCCAGCAGGAGCAATTGCTCCAGTAGATGTTGATGGTACTTTAGTAATGATCCAATGGGCTCAAGCAATTGTTGGTGAGATTTTACCAAATACAATTGTAAATTCTGCAAGAACAGTTATCTCTCCATTTGTATTACCAGTAGTTACTGCTGAAGATAATTCTTTATGGTATGCTCCAGGAACAGATACAAGTACATTTGTTGCTCCAGCTGGTTACACAATCGGTGGTACTTGGGATAACTATGTATCTCCAGGACACGTAATAGGTCAATACGCAGGTATTACTTTATTTGGTGCTTATGTTGGTACAGACTTCAATGACTGTACATTCCAAACTTCTGACTTCTTTGAAAAAGAGCCAGTTAAATTGTATGCTTCATTAGTTGATTACAATGGTGCTCCATGTGAATTTGAAGGATTATGTGTTGTTACTGAGTGTACAGGTTTACAAGCAATGGGTCTTGGTGAATCAGTTGCTAGAGATGTAATCTTATCTGAGAGATACAGACAAAACTTCTTTGCTACAGATTTCAGAATCAGAGAGGTGACTCAAGGAGATCAAATCTTAAATACTATCAATAGAACAGCTTTCTATACAAGATACTATTTACAACATTCAGTTCCACGTTTCAATAACCCAACTGGTACATTTGATAATGATCAATATTTATTAGAGATTATTACTAATGGTCCTGATGCTACATTTGAACAATTTGTTAATGAGTGGACTGCAAACTGTGGTCAATGTGTTGAGTTAGAAGTAATTGAAGCTATCACAGCTTGTGTTCCTTTAATTGACATTACTGCTTAATAAGTAGTTATCTTACAATACTAACAAAGGGAGGTGAATTAGTTTTCCCTCCCTTTTTTTATAAAACATTATGGCTCAACATATATTAAGTTTAGAAGTCCCAACTGTATTAAATCCTTGCATCATGTCTATACTTGATACAAGTATTTATACACCGTTAATTCCAGTTACGTGCCCTACATTAAATGTAACGGTACCAGGATTTAATTATTCTACACAACTTACAATTGTACCAGGTGATAATACAATACTTACAGCATGTGATTTACAATTACAAACACAGAATTGTGCAACTGTATTAGCTGATATACCTGATGGTATATACGTTATCAAGTATAGTGTATCACCTAATGATATAGTATTTGTAGAATACAATCACTTAAGAATATCTAAAGCATTAAATACTTATAATACTATTTTATGTAACTTAGATCTTGCTGCATGTGAACCGTCTCAAGTAATTCAACAAAAACTTGAGAGTCTTAAAATGGCTAAGATGTACTTGGATGCTGCTAAAGCAAAAGTAGAATTCTGTCATGAAGCTAATCAAGGAATGTCTCTTTACAACTATGCTGTAAAGTTGATGAAAAAAATTAATTGTAAAAGTTGTTAACCCATTAAAACCAATAAAAATGGCAGCATGTCCTAATTGTAAAAAAGCTCTTTCTTGCGGATGTCAAAAAAGAGTTGCATCAAATAAAGCTCAAGTATGTACTAACTGTATTACAGCATATGAAGTGAAGCTTAAGCAACAACCAAAAAAATAAAACATAATGGCAAGAAATTTTTTTTATAAGTTAGTCAATTGTATTAATGATCAAGTTGTATATACTGATGATGCAGGTTGTCCAGAGTGTGCAGCTAATGTTGGTGACTTAGCCTATACTAATTTAGACCCAGTTCCCTGTTGGTATATATTAAATTATGATTCTGCACCAAGTATTATTACTCCGGTTTCAATATTCTATGAAATACCCTGTGGTGCTTGTGTGCCTAAATGCTATACTATTACAGGTACAGGTAATGTTTCTTATATTACAATTAATGATGGTTATGTTGTTGAAACAGTAACAGCACCAGTTAAAATTTGTTCATACTCTTATCCTATAGTATCAGGATTAGATAATGAAATATTTGTAGGTGAAACATGTAATTTAATATCAGGTTGTCCAACATCATGTTATGAATTAACAAACTGTGATACAGATGAAGTAATATATTCATACAATCAAGATCTTGCTTTTCCTTATGCATTAAATGAAACTGTTAAGTTAGCAGAATTTACAGGATGCTGGACAATTGTTTTATTGCTAGCATGTGATGAAGAGTTGCCTTATGTAAGTACAACAGTTACACAAACATTTGATTCATGTGCTACATGTAATCCTCCTAATTATTATAAATTACAATCTTGTGGAACATCAAACCCATTAACAGTATTTACTCAACAAGACTTATCTGCTTATATAGGTAAGACTGTAACAATGGAAGAACATCCAGGATGTTTTAATGTTACTGTATTTTCAAGTATTTACCCTTCACCATCAGTAGTAACTATAATAAGTAGTTTTGATAGTTGTCCTGAGTGTGAAGCTCAAAGATATGTTTTATATGATTGTGATGAAATAAGAGGTGCTATCTACACAACAACAAATTTAGCAGTATATGTTGGTCAAATAATTAAACTTACATTTTACCCTGATACATGTTGGACTATTGAGGAAACTACAGTTAATACATCAGATGATTTAGTAATAGTTGGAGATACTTATGCTACATGTTTAGAGTGTGCACTTACTTCTCCATGTATATGTAGTGCTATAACTAATAACTCTACTACTACTCAAACATTTGGATATTTGGATTGTGATAATGTTTATGGAAGCATTATACTTACAGCTGGTGAACAAAGTGCACAACAGTGTGTATTAAAATGGATCTTTCCAGGAGACTGGACTTTACCAAAAATAACTACAAACTGTGGAGACTGTGTAGATGGTCAATGTGTAGTTCCAAAACCTATAAGAAGTGTAAGACCAGGATATAATTCACCTGCGTGTACAACTCAATACTATGAAAGAATTGCATGTGAGTATTCTGAGATACTTTATAGAGATGTTATATCACAAAGATATGGTATAGCACCATGTTGTCCTGAAGAAGAAATCATGCGCCTTGACATCAAGTTCCAATTACTTGAATTACAAGCAATTAACAACCCTGATTATTTATGTGCGCCAACAAGCAACTGTTGTCAAAGAGATAATGATTGTGGATGTGGTTGTAATTCTTAATTAAAATACTTATATTATAATATATACAAAAGATATGAAACCATTAAACTTTGATAATTCTCCATGCTCACCAACATCTTCAAATTGTGTAATTTGGGGTGGTCCTGATTTAGCATGTATAAATGTATGTAAAGGTGATAGTGTTACAGATGTAGTTGCAAAACTAGCTACTGAACTATGTACTCTGTTAGATACATTTAATATTTCAGCATATGATATAAGTTGTTTCAATTTAGTCAACTGTGCTCCACAAACATTTACTGATTTAATTAACTTTTTAATTGTAAAGATTTGTGAACTTGAAAATGTTCCAAGTACGCCAAGTACACCTGGTGATTCAACTGGTTGTCCAACTGATTGTATTGTTACTGTAGCTTCTTGTTTTGTTGTAGGAACTGCAACAACAATGACTCTTACTGAATATGCAATTGCTATTGGAGAAAAGGTTTGTGCAATCATTGATACAAATACATTACAACAAGCTGCTATTAATGATTTGGATGTTAGGGTAACTACATTAGAAGATGCACCTGCTCCTGTTATTCCAGTATTAGAAGTAACATTATCTCAAACATTACCTTCAATACCATCATTAAGTGGTACACAACCTGTTGAAACTGTTGTTCAATCATACATTAATCAAATATGGTTTCCTTTTGTTGCTATTACTGGTAACAGTGGCCAATTAGCTGCAACAATTTCAAATCAAACTGTTGCATCTACTGACTTATCTAAAGTTAATCCAGCTGCACAAATGTCTGCACAGTATGCAGGTTTATGGACTGCACCAACTGGAACTATTGCTGGTACAATAAATAATATCTGGGCATGTATAGAGGATTTAAGAAATCAAACTCCAGTTACAGTAGCTGCATTAGATACTACAACAATCAATATGACTGTTACAGGTGGGCCAACTTATATAGTAAGTGCCGATGTAATACCTCAAGCTCCATCAATAGCTGATACAGCTACTGTTAATTTATCAGTAGGTGTAGGACCAACGTATACTTTAACAGCTGATGTTATTGTACCAGGTGCTATGTTTGCAAGTGGTGCTCCAACTGATCTTGCTAATATTACTCCTACAATATCTACTAGTTTAGCAGATGGTACTATACAAATAATGCCTGAGATTTATGATGAAGATAATGCATATAATCCAATAACAGGTATATGGACTTGTCCTGCTACAGGCGTATATAATTTAAGTTTTTTTATACAACTTCAAAAACCAGTATCATGTTTTAATAGTGGTTCTGTAGTAGCTGGTATAACTAATGTAGGTGCAACAGATATTGAAATAGCATCAACTGTTGCAATAGGAAACATTACAAGACTTGTTTATTTAAACGGTTGTATGTTAGGCGTTACAATTACAGCAGGTACTCAATTATGTCTTACAATAGTTAATTTTACAGATGCTTCATATGTATCAAACGCAAGTGATACAGCAAGAATGACAATTCAAAAAGTTAAATAAAAAATATTATGAATACATGTATAAAATGCGGTTGTCAAGAAGCTTATCCTTCTTTACCACCATGCCCAACTCCAGCGGCTTGTCCAAATCCTCAACCGTGTTCAGAAGTATTTGATGCACAGTGTATCGTATTTACATTACCTGATATAGAATGTGGTTTAGATATTGTAGTAGCACAAGACTCTTCAGTAGCTGAAGCACTAGATAGTATTGTGTCTTATTTCTGTGAAGAAATATCTGGACTTGTTCAATCTGTTACAGGTTTAAATACTGATAATACTGATCCACGAAACCCTATTATTAGAATTTCAGTAGATGGTACAACTATCACTGGTCTTGGTACACCAGCTAGTCCACTTGTTGCAACTAGTACTCCATACACACTACCAACAGCTAGTTCTACAGTATTAGGAGGTATAAAAGTTGGAACTGGATTAAGTATTGATGGGTCAGGAGTTTTATCTTCTACTAGTAGTATTACAGGTTCAGGTACAAATAATTATCTTGCACGTTGGACTCCAAGTGGTACTGCATTAGGAACCGGTTTGATTCAAGATAACAATTCATCTATAGGTATTGGAGTTGCTCCTGCACCAGCAGCACAAGATGGTTATGTTAAAATACTAAATGCTACTAATAGACCAGCTATTTTATTTTTAGAAAATACTGCAAATGTTCTTAATAACACAGGTATTCGCACAACTTTAGATGCATCTTTGGCTGGTCAAGGAATAGGTATATATAATACTGTTGTGGGTTCTTCAGGTACTAATATTGGTGTTTTTAGTTTTCTTACAGGTGCAGGAACTAAAAATACAGGAGCTATATTTTCTGCTACTGGTGCTGCTTTAAATTATTCTTTAAAATTAGTTGACGGTACTGAAGGTATAGGTAAAGTGTTAACTGATGTTACTGGAAATGGGGAAGCAAATTGGAATAAAGTTACTTCAGCATATACAACTGGAGCTTCAGGTTCTTTTGTAGTAGGTGCTCAAACAATTACAGTAACCAATGGATTAATAACTAGTATAGTTTAAAAATATGTCGCAGTTTGTTGGTTTCTGTGGCTAACAACAAGACCCCGGTATGTGCTCATTACCGGGGTTATTTTTTATATATGAGTTATAAGTACTATATTTGTTTTGACTTGTAAACTTTTATAAGTCTGAAATTTTTAGTATATTAATATATAGGATATGGAAAGTAAAGTATTTAAAGGGCCAGATGTAAAAGGTAAAAGATTTAGACCTGAAGTACATCACATCTTGAATCAAAAATTCTTCAATGCATTTAGAGAAAAGCATAAAAGATTTAAAGATGTAAGTGATAAAGACCTAAGAACTATTTGCAATACTTTTCATAAAGTGTTTTGGGAAACTGTAATTGATACAAGAGATGGTGTAGAGTTACCAGAAAACATTGGGCACATATTTATAGGGACCTGTCAAACAAGCAAGAAAAAAAATATTGATTTTGCTAAGTCAACTAAGTACGGTGTAATAGTTACAAATAATAACTGGGATACAGACGGTAAACTAGCAAAGATATTTTATACAACACTACAAAATAAATACAGATTCAGCAATAGAGAATGCTGGGCATTCAATGGATGTAGATTATTTAAAAGAGGAGTTGCTAAAACATATTCAACAAATTGGCCTATTTATATTCAGGTTGATCCAATGAAAAAAATACGTAAGATGTTTGAGTATGCTATTAAAAAAAGCTATGCACAAGATAGAGATAATAAAAGATTAGAAACATATAATGAATTTGACATATGACAACTATAGGAGAAGCAATATCAAGAGTAAGAAATGCTCTTAAAGCAGTTAAGGAAGATCCATTCTTAACTGATAGAACTATATACTTTGCTATATCTAAATATGGCAAGTCTCTATTAAAAAGAGAAGACAATCAGAATAGGTTAATGAAGATTAGTTCAATATTTTCTACATTGACTTATGTTGAGTTAATTGACATAGATAAAGTTGAAGCTGGATGTGTAGGAATTACATCTGGATGCTATATAAAAAGAACTAAAGAAAAGCTACCTAAGTTTTTTGATGGACTTAATGGTCCACTTATACGTACTGTATCTTCATTAGATACATCAGTAGAATTATTCAGAACTGATCCAGGTACATATTCATCAATGACTAAAGTTACAAGTTTTAAATATAATACTAGAAAATATTTCTGGTATTTGAATGGTTACTTATATATGCCAAATGTACAGTGGGAAGCAATTAAAGTTGAAGGTGTATTTGAAGGTAATATATCAGGTTTTACCTGTGATACTTCAGAGGAATGCAAGTTTAGAAATGATGATCAATTACCTTTTCCAGATTATCTATTTGGTGAGATTGAACAATATGTATTAAAAGAATTAACTATGTCTATCAGTATACCTACTAATGGTTCAGATGATAGTCAAAACTCATTAAGATAATGGACTTTAATTATACTCTAAAGCTAAGAACATTTGACCAGCTACTGGAAGATGTTACAATTGATTTAAACACATTTGCTCTTGAAAATATGATAGAGCCTCAACAACTTATTAAAGTTGCTAGGAGAGTCACATATGACTTAGGGTTAAGAATCAATATGACTAAAGAAGTTATATTAGAAGTAGAGCATCATAAGGTTAAATTACCTGATGATTTCTTTACTATGAACTTTGGATCTATATGTGGTACTTTTGAAGAACATGTGGGTTACCAACACGGTGGTACTACTATAATGGAAGTACCGTATAATGAGGTACCAAGTACTATAGATCAATGTGCTCCTCCAACTGTTAACTGTAGAACATGTAATGCTAATCCATGTAATCATACTGCAGCTTGTCAAGGTCATGTTACAGATTGTTCTCCAGTAGTAGTTCCTGGATTTGATCCTAATAACCCATTTGGTGATACATGTATTAAACCTAGGGTATTCTCTAACTGTAAAGGTGAACAATTTGAATTGATACAAGTATTACCTACAGGAGTAACAAGAGTTTATACAGCAATACTACCATTAAGATTTAAAGCATCTCAGAATATAGAATGTGATTGTCCAAATCTTTATTTAAATGCAGCAAATACTGCATGGCTTAAAGACGGATTTTTACATACTACATTTGAATGTGGTAAAGTATATCTTAATTACCAAGGAGCACTAGAAGATACTGATGGTAACTTATTAGTTCCAGATCATGATGAGATCAATGAATACTATGAGTATGCTATGAAGCAAAGAATATTTGAAAACTTGTATCTTAATGGTGAGGATGTATCTCAAAAGTTATCACTTATTGAGCAAAGACTTAAAGCTGCTAGAAATTATGCTTTATCAATTGTGAATACTCCAAACTTTGCAGAAATGAAAGGCTTATGGATGGCTAACAGAAGAGCACAGTATGCTAAGTATTATGACATGTTTAAAAGTTATAACTACAATAGCACAAGAATATTATAATACTTTTACATTATGGCAAAGAAAAATATACAAGATACTAGTCAAAATAAAACAAACACCTTTGTAAAAGGATTAAATAAAGATTCTGATCCTACATTCATTGCTGAAGGTATGTGGACACATGCACGTAATGCTGTGAACAATACTATTGAAGGTAACATAGGTACTTTATCTAATGAAGTATCTAATGTCTTATGTGGTGAAGCAGGTGCAACACTATCTGGTAAAAAATATATTATAGGTACAATACATTTATATTCTGATAAATGGATAATATTTACAGTGGCTTATCCGTCTAATGGTATAGGTTTACCTACAGGACATGAAATAGGATTATATGAAGAAGATACTTGTAAGTATAGAATTATTGTACAAGATGCTTGTTTAAACTTTGACAAAAGATATTTAATAACAGGAGCATCAAGAGAAAAAGAAGATTGCTCTTGGGCTGTATACTTTGCTGATGGAAATAATCCAGATAGATATTTAAACATTGGTGATAATGCATTATGGCCAGGAGATACATATCAATGGATTGGAAATAATACATATAGTAATGGTACATCAGCTACATTACAATGGCCAGGTGTAGCATGGAATCAGAACTGTCAAACAATTAATGATTGTATAATATGTACTGACTTAACTACATTAAATTGTGAAGATATAAGACTTGCACGTTTAATGCAAACACCGACAATTCAGGTTAAACCAGGAGTTGGTGGTGGGGTATTATTAAATGGGTCTTACTTTGCTACTATTGCATATACTATAAAAGGACAAAAAGTTACAGATTATTTTTCACCAAGTAATACACAACCTATCTGGAGTGTTGATAACTCACAAGGAGCTATAGATATTCTTATTACAGCTGACTCAACTAATTTTGATGAATTTGAATTAGTAATAGTACAGATTATTAACCAAGGTGCAGTAGCAAAAAGAATTGGTTTATATTCTACTAAGACTTCAGTAATACATCTTGATCAGATTAAAACTGATTTAATAGCTGTTCCTATTGAGCAAATACCTTTGAGAAATGCTGTGTATGAAACATCAGATCAAATTACTGAGGTTAATAATTATCTATTAAGAATAGCTCCAAGGTCTAAGTTTGATTTTAACTATCAGCCTTTAGCTAATCAAATACAAGCTCAATGGGTTTCTGTTGAGTATCCTGCAGATTATTATGTACAAGGGGGAAGTAATACTAGTTACTTAAGAGATGAAGTATATACATTCTTTATAAGATGGATATATAATACAGGTGATAAGTCTGCATCATATCATATACCAGGTAGAGCTCCAGTAGACTTTAATGTTCCAGGTGGAGGTACATTACCTGAAACATCACCTTTAAGTGATCAAAATGCAATTAATACAGATGATAGAGTATTTGAAATATATAATACAGCTACAGCAAATGCTGCATCTGGAACTTTACCAGACGGGGGTATAATAAAGGCTCAAGGTACTATGGGTTACTGGGAATCTACTGAAAAGTATCCAGATAATAAAGATGAAGTATGGAATGCATCATCTCATTGTTGGACAGGAACAACTGATCCTCAGTTTGACTTATGTGGTAAACCAATAAGACATCACAAGTTTCCTGATAATATAACTAATGGTTCTGATTTAACTAATCATTATGCACAAGGAGGTCAAGCAATTAGACTGATGGGTGTTAACTTTGTGAATATTATTTTACCAAAAGATAATGATGGTTTTGATATACCAGGAATAGTAGGTTATGAAATACTAAGAGGTTCAAGAGAAGGTAATAGATCTATCATAGCTAAAGGTATGCTTAATAACATGCGTACTTATAAAATTAAAGGTAATAGTGCTCAAGGGAGAATTGGATTATATCCTAACTATCCTTTTAATACTATTGAACCATTGTCAGCATCATTAGGTGGAGCTGTAGCTGGTCAAAATGATCCTTATATTAGAATAACAGATGGTACATTTCCTTTTACTAGAATTGTAGATCAAAGTGTGCCACTTAATATGACAACTTTTCATTCTCCTGATACTAATTTTAGAAATCCATACTTATCTATTACTGAGTTAAAACTATATGGTTCACTATCTGGTACATCAGTACAATACTTTCAAGAACCGGATCAACATCCTAACTTTAAATTAATAGCTGATATTGCACTATTTGCAATGTTCATTGGCGGTATCATTGAACTTGTTATACAGAATGTAGGTAAAATGACAACTACACTTGGTAAACCTGCTACAGGATCAGGTGCCAGTGACTCACTTGGTGTAGCATATGCTGCTGCAACTGTTGGTTCTACTGCTACAGGACTTGCTCAAGCAGCTTATAATACTGCAATGAAAACTTATCTAGTAGGTAGTGGTGCAATTGGTGATGCCTTTACTTTTGGTCTTAATCCAATATTATCTACAATAAATGGTACATATATTTCAGCAGTAAATCTTGTAGCTCCAAGTAATGCAACATTAGGTATAACAAATGAATATCAAAGAGAAGTACCTAAACTTGCTTATACTGGTTTATTAGGTCTTGCATATGGTATACCTCTAGGTTTATCTTATTTTTTAGAAGGTGCTTCTACAACAGCAAGATTAATTTACGCAGCTTTACCTTATAGACAATATGCTTTGCAGGCAATAGCTGAAGGTTTCTATAGTAATTTTAATGCACCTAATTTATCACAAATACAAAGATTTACTATTGATGATAGTTTTTACTTAAAAAATAATATTCAAAATGTAAAACCTTTTAGTGGTATAAATTATATAATTAATAATCTTAAAAGACAAACAACAGTTACATTAAGAACACAATCAGGTAGTACAGTTAAAGTTGATAATGGTCCTGCTTTTATTACAGGTCCTACAGCAGATAAATCTTTAGTAACTTTGGGTACAGCTATACAGGTAGGTAACAACCTTCCTGTAGATATGACTAATAATAAAAGTAATTCATTTAACTTACCTATTACAAGTCACTATGGTGGTATAAAAGTAAGATTAAGAAACCAGTATGGTCAACTTGATTCTATTAAACAAATACCAATTACTCCATCAGAGCAAAAGTTAAATTATAATGGAGAGAATATACCTGTTTTAGTGCGCTCATTTTGGTGTAATATAAATACACCTGCCGGTAATAGAGCTGTTCTAGTACCATTAAATGTAATTAATCAGACTCCAGTATTCTTTGGAGGTGATACTTATGTTAATAGATACACTGAAAAGAATAACATGTTCTTCTTCTATGATTGGTTATATGGTCAACCAGATGGATATGAGTATAACTACATTTTAAGAAGTATGATTGCTGAACCAAGATTCTGGGCAAACAGTCAAACATATGATGCCGGACAATTATCACCATCAGATTTTGTAAATCCTAGCCCAGGTGCAGGCCCAAGACCAACAGATTACTATAATTTAGATTATTATATAAATAGTAGTAGAAAATATAATTATGCAACTGATACACCAGACAATGATCCTCCTAATCCAGATACATATCCTGGAATATTTGGTGCTAAAGATTCATACTTTTATTTAGCTAACTCATCAGTAAGAGATTTCTTTGTTGAGTCAGATGTATTAGTAGATTTTAGACAACCAGGTACTGCAGTATATGAACAACACTATGATAAATATACATATACTAATTTGAATGCAATGTTTAATATAAACCCTGATACTATTTCAAGGGGTAACTATTATGCATATGACTATTCATTAAGTATATCTAAAGTGTTTACTCAATACTTTTCACAAGGTAATTTACAGTCTAGATATTATAATCCTACTGTATCTCAGTTATGTTATACTTACTATCCTGATAGAGTTATATATTCATTACCTCAACAAAATGAATCATCAAAAGATTCATGGTTTGTATATCTTGTAAATAACTATAAAGATTTTAAAAATAGAATTACTAGTATAAAAGCATATGCTAAAACAGGTATGTTTATTACATTCCAGAATGCTAGTCCTTTAGTTTATCAAGGTGTTGATACTCTTGAAACAGATTTAGGTACTAAGATTACAATAGGTGATGGTGGTTTATTTGCTAATCCTCCTCAGAATGTAACAATTTCTGATGCTGAATATGAATATGGCTCATCTCAAAACAAGTTTGGTGTTATTGCTACGCCAGCGGGTATGTATTATATCTCTCAAAATCAAGGAAGAGTATTTGCATTTGAAGGTGGTCTTAAAGAAATATCTCAACAAGGTATGAAATGGTGGTTTAGTTTATTCTTACCCTATAAGCTTATTGAAGATTTTCCTAATTATCCACATACAGATAATCCTGTTGCTGGTATTGGTACACAAGCCGTGTATGATAACTACAATGGTGTAATTTATTTCTCTAAAAAAGATTATCAATTAAGAAAAGATTTACCAGCAAATACTAGAGTAGAGTATATTGAATATAGTAATTACTTTTTAGTTAATGGTATTACTAAAGTAGACTTAGGTGATCCCCTTATATTTGAAAATGCATCTTGGACTACAAGTTTTGACCCTAAAAATGATTATTGGGTCTCTCATCATGATTGGTCTCCTGACTTTGTGTTTCCTGGTAGACAATACTTTATGTCTACTAAAGGAGGTAAACTATGGAAACATAATTATGTATGTGATAGTTACTGTAACTTTTATGGTGTACAATATCCATTTGAGATTGAGATTCCATTAATTACTGGACAAACAGTTACTACTTTAAAATCTATGGAATACATACTTGAATGTTATAAAAATAGTACATTAAATTGTGTTGATCAATTTCATGTATTAGATTTTAACTTTGATAAAGCAGTAATATATAATACTGAGCAAGTTTCTGGATACTTGAATCTTAATATATTCCCTAAGAATAATATTACACTAGCTAATACATATCCAAAGATAAACACAGGATCAATTGATATACTTTTTAGTAAAGAAGAAAACAAATATAGGTTTAACCAGTTCTGGGATATAACTAAAAATAGAGGAGAGTTTCCTATAGGTTCTAATTATCCTCCTACTGGACCACTATTTCCAGGTACTACTATTCTTGCAGGTAACTATATTCAAGAAGTAATATGGAATACTCAGTCAAATGGTTACATTAAAACTTTAAATGCTGTTAATTTAAACTATAATAAACCTCAATTAGAAAGAAAAAAGTTTAGACACTATTTAAATTTCTTATTTTTGAGTAAAATTGATTCTAAGGATATCAACATGATAGTTAAGTTAAGCAATAGTAAAAATCAAATATCACTAAGATAATGGCATACAATAAAAAAGTATTATCTAAAGCTGTATCAGAATTAGGTAAAGCAAAAGCACCGGCAAAGCCAAGAGATATAACTGTTGATCCTATGGGTTATTGGAATCCTGCTAATCAAGGACAACCAGTAAGAGTACCTGGTAATGAGATTACTATGCATAATGTTAAAGCTCCAGTGTGGGCTCAACCTAATGTAGGTCCCGGTGTCTTAATGGAACCAGAAAAAAATTATAATTTTAAAGGTGCATCTTATGTAGATGAAACACAAATTGGTAGGAAAGGTGGGACTCTTAAAAGTAAGAAGTACTCTAAGAGTATGTCTGCTACTAATAAACTATTTGCTAAGAATAAGTTATTTAAAAACATGAAGAGTAAGATATTTGATCCTAATGCTGAGTTTAAGTCAGGTGGTTCTAAACTAGGTCCAATTAATCTTAATCCAAATCCATTAAGTCACTATGAATTAAACTACGGATACAATCTACCAACTGAACAAAATGGTGGAGTACATAGTAACCCCTGGTTATATACATATAATCAACAAAGTGAAGATAGAGAACCAGGACAAGTAATTGGACTAGGTGCTGACTTTCAACATAAATCTGGATTACATGGAAGTACTAATGTTGAGTTACCATTTTTTAATAAAAATGCTATGGGTAATCTATATTCAGAATTAGGTTATAATAAAAGATTTAAAAACTTTGATGCTGATGCTACATTAAAAAATTATACAGAACCAGGTAGTAAATTTAATCCAAGTTTTACAACAGGTGTAGGTTATAATAAAAATCTTGGTGATCATATTAATTTTAATGCTGGAGTTAATAATACTATGGTACCAGGAAAACTATTTAAGCCAGGTGTACAAGCAGGACTAACATATAGCTTTCAAGAAGGTGGAGAGAATGAAGATGAATACATGGATCTTACTGATGAAGAAATACAAGCATATAGAGATGGAGGTTATATAGTAGAAGAATTACCTGAACATGAAATAGGAGGTTATATACAACATGAATTAGTTAAAGCTCAAGGTGGTTTAGAAACATATTCTGGTCCTAAGTTTGGTTTACAAGGTCCATCAAGTCCTAAAGCAAAAGTTAAAAAAACAGATACTTCACCTTCAGTAGCCAATGCTAAAAAATTAGAACAGTTTTATAAATTACAAGAACAGAAAAAACAACAAGCTGCTGCTAAACAAAAAGAAATTGAGTTAATGAAGGGTGTGCCTAAAACTCAAGTAAGTGATAATACACGTACTGTAACTCCTAAGCAAGCAGTAAGTGATATAAAAAATACTGCAATATTAAACTCAGCAGAATATAAAGCTCAAGAAAAAGCTAAAAAAGATGCTCAAGCTGCATTTGAAAGAGAGCAGTGGAAAAAATATAACAAAGCATCTACAATGGAAAAATTTGTAGATAGAACTCAAGCTGCATTATCTCAACCATTGTTAATGGCTGCTAATGCTATATCGGGTGATCAAGCTTATGTACCAGGTATGCATGAAGGTTTAATGAATACAGAAAGTCCTGACTATGATAAATGGTTGGCAGCAACTAAACAAACAAGAGGCTTAGGTGTCAATGATGTATTTAATACTTTTAATCCTGGAAACTGGGGAGCACATTCAAGAAATGAAATAAATAAAGGAAATGTGGCATCTGGTGTAACTGAAATGGGATTAGGATTACTTGGATTAAAAGGTCTTAAAACAGCAAGCGGTCTTGTAAAAGGAAGTGCAAATTTACTTAATAAAGCAGAAGGTAAGTTAGCTAAATTTATACCTGAAAAAGCTCCTAATGTTCCTAGTGCACCAAGTACAGGAGGAGGTAATTTAAATGCAGGTTTCTCTCCTGAACTTATTCAAGGTGCTATTGGTCCTAAGAATAAAGTAATAGCAAATATTGCTGATAAATCTTACATGCCTTTTTTAAATAAAGCAATGAATAGAATTAGTCCATTAAACTGGGTTCCAGGTTATGGTAAAAAATTAGAAGGTGCAATTAAACCATTAGGTAATGTAATAGGTAACTCAATTGAAAATGGTAAACTAGTAGAATCTAAATCATTATTCAATAAAGCCAAAGGATTAGTTAAAAAAGGTCCAGATGCTGATTTAACAACAAAAGTAGGTAAAACAAATGCATCAGATATATACTCAGCTAAAATAGATGGTTCAGTAGATGGTTCTAAAATAGGTTTAGGTTCTGCTAATCAACAAGGTTTTATAGGTAGGAATTTTAGAAAAGGTAATGCATCATATCCAATTCAAAATAACTGGGGTACTAGTGTAAAGCAAGTACCTTTAACAGATGCTGGCGTATCATTGAATAGAAGGTTACCTTTTTCAAATAGATATGTACCTATTGATAAAGAAAAGCTTATGAACAATAAGTTTCAATGGGCTACTACTGGTGCAGGTTTACAAAAAGCAGGAGAAAAATTTGGTGCTGCTGCTTTAACAACTGGTATTGGTGCTGGTGCAATTGCTGGATCTACTTATGATCCTATGAGTTATGTAAAAGATCAAGATGTTGCTGATCAAATACGTTTAGAAAATGGTGATCCTAATGACTATGTAGATCTTCCTACAAGAACAGAGGCAATAATGAAAGGTGCTACAGATGCAATGGGGGCACCATCTGAATATTTAAAAGAAGGGTTTATTCCTAATATTATAGGAGCAACAGGTGAAGCTATAAAAGGAAATTTAAAACAAGGTGGTACAATAGAAGAAGTTTGGGAAGATGAATTAGATGAACATACTATAGCATTATTAAGAAAAGCAGGATATACTGTTGAAGAACTTGATTAAACTTTTAATGTTTATTGAGTAAACCAAAATTTATTATATTTAATATATATTACACATTATATGAAAAAGAGAGTAAGAGTATATAAACCAGGTGGGCAAACTAACCAACCTACTCAAGAACAGATTGAAGCATATCTTACACAAAAGATGTCAGCTGATGATTATGACGGTGATACTGATACATTAAGAGATGACTTAGCTGGTGCTGGTATTGATGAAGACGTTGCTGATGATTATATAACAAGTGTTAGTAATGATCTTGGTTTAAATGAAAATACTGTATCTGTTGAAGAACAACAACTTGCAGCAGAAGAACAAGCAAGAGCACAAGAAGAAGAACAAGCTTTACTTGAAGAACAAGAAGCAGCTGAGGAAGAAGCAAGACAGCAACAACTTGCAGCTATGTATAATACTGATATAGATATGTCAACTACTGAAGATACTCCAGAAGATGAAGCTAACTATATGAAACAAGGTGGTTCTAAACTTAGTAAAAGAAGTTTTATTAAAGAGTATACTAAGTTTGCTAAAATGGGTCAGGGTGGTGATACACCTTCTCCAGGTGCAGATGATGTACTTAATGGTAGAGAATCACATGTAAAAGGATTCTTAGGTGCAGTTAAAAATACAGCTAATGAAGCAGCATTAAAACAAGCAGCTGAAGCTCAGTATGGTAGATACCAAAATGGAGGTGTTCAAGAAAATCAACCAGATCCAGAAAATCTAATGCATCACATTGGTGCATATGCGACTGGTATACATGATATATTTGATAATCCACAAGTAGGTACAAATATAGATTTTAATAGAGAACAATTTGGTGGGTTTACAGATACTGATTCCGGTTTATATAAATTCATTGGTGGTGGAGATAATGAATCTGTTAATGAAGAATATCAAGATGGTGATATAGATTATAATGAATATGCTGAAGGTGGTTTCAAAATGCCTAAAAGATCAGGTAGACAATATACTCAAGCAGTTAACTCTCCTTACTATACTGCTACAGGTCAAGCAGCAGTTAATCCTAATCTTGCAGGTAGACAAGTAACAAGTGTTGATGTAACTAAAAGAGGATTATTAGGTAGACCAAAAGCATATACTGTAAATTATGGTAATCCAAATGCAACAGCAGCGGGTACTACACCACAAATTAAAATGCCTACTGAAGATGAAGCAAAAGCACTTGATGCTAAATACGCTGCTCAAGACAGAAAAGGTAATAGACAACCTGTTGCAGATATGATGATGAGATCTGGTATTCCTGGTATAAAGCAATTGGGTGCACGTATGACTAGGTCAGGAATGGTACCTGAAGTACCTCAAGGTGCACAACCTACAACTCCTGCTGCAGCACAAGCAAGTGATATGCCTTATTATCCTCCAATGGATGCACGTGCTCAAAGAAGAGAAAGAAGAGATGATGCACAACTTAATAGATTCTTAGGTAATAAAGATGCAGATGTATTTAATGATCCTAAAGAAGTTGCAAGAATACAACAAAGTAATCCAGGTTATGTACCATTTGGTGATGCTAATAAAGCACAAGCAATAGCTAACCAGGCTTCTTCTTTAACAGGTACACCTACTGTACAAAATGTTCAAATACAAACTCCTGCAATAAAATCAATGCCTAAAGAAGAATCAACTAAAACTGACTTTAAGACAGGTTTTGATAAAGCACATGAAGAATTAGCTAAAGAAAAAGAGGAAAGAAGACAAAAAGCCATGAATTATAATTATGGTAGTGATAGAGGTGCTAAAGAATTTCAAAATAAATATCCAGCTTTTAGTAATGGAAGAAATGAAGAGTTCTGGTCTCAACAACAACCTGAAGGTACTATTCAATATTCTAAGGACAAAGCTGAAAAAATGTATACTATGGGATTAAATCCTAATACATATGGTCATCATTATCTATTTGAACATCCAGAAAAACTTAAAGAATATGGAGGCCCTGTAGATTATACAGAATATGCTTATGGTGGAGATGTTTCTATTCCTGAATTATATAGAGCACAAATAGGTACTGAAGTAGGTTTTGACCCTAATGCTAATAATATGAGTATTAGTAATCTTCAAGGTTATTTTGATAAAGCCCCTACAAAAGATGTAACTGGTAATCAAATTCAAGCTACAGTACCTGAAAGTATGCAGCCAGGTAATACTACAATTAAAAAAGAAGATGATGCATACTCACAAGATTTTCAAGTTAAAAAAGATAGAAGCAATCTAGGTGCTAATCTTACAGGCGGTTCATATTTAGTAAAAGGTATTGCAGATCAAGCAAATCAAATTAATGCTAAAAAACAAGAGAATCAAATGATAAATAATTTAAAGTCAGCTGAATCTAATTTTGGTATTAGTAATGAAGATGATAGAGGTGATTATGATCAAGCTGGTAATTTTAGACCTGATGATACTGGATTTAAAGATGTTTCAAGATATGGTGGTGGTGTTTATGCTATGGGTGGTAACACTGAAGATGAAGATGAGGATATTCAATACATGACTCAAGAAGAGATAGACGACTTCATGGCTAATGGAGGAGAATTAGAATACTTATAATTTTGTATTATGCACTTTAAAGTAAAAATAACTAAGAGATTACCACAAGCAAAATCGGGAGGTTTTACAGGTAACAATTTAAATAAACAAGTAATTAGTTTTGGTGGAGCTGATATGAATGCTGCATCAAGACATCTTGAGAATACAAGATACTTGAAACAAGTACCAAGAGATGAAGCTAATCTAGAAGCTGAAAAAGGCGAATCTGCATTTGGTGATATCAATGGTGACGGTTTCACTGAACATATGCTTATTGGTGGTAAAAGACATCATTCAGGAGGAACACCTTTAAATTTACCTGATGGTACATTTATTTTTAGTGATACGGCATCTATGAAAATTACTGATTGTAATATTCTAAAAATGTTTGGAAAAGCATGTGGTAAAAAAGGATATACTCCTGCTGAATTAGCAAAGCCATATGATATCAATAAGTATAGAAAGATATTAGAAGATCCTAACTCAGATAAAGTAGATAAAAAAACTGCTGAGTTAATGATTAAGAATATTAATCTTAAACTTGGTGCATTAGCATTAGCACAAGAAGCTAAAAAAGGTTTCCCACAAGGTATACCTGAAGTAGCTCAACCATATATGGAGCAAATGGGTATTAGAGAAGAAGACTTAATACCACAGAAACCTCAAGCAGAAGCTCAGATGAATAATCAAGCTATGCAAAATCCATATGAGAATCAAGGTATGGGTCAACAATCTCCTGAAGAAGAAATGATGGAGCAAGGACCTGGTATGCAGAATCCTCAAGAAGAGATGATGGAAGTACCTCCTATGGCTCAATACGGTATAATGACAGGTGATTATAGTCGTCCTGCTCAACAATTATACAGAAATGGTGGTTCATTAGATAGATACCAAAGTAAAGGTGAAGTAAAATCAAAAGTTTACACTAAAGATAACTTACCTAAAGATGCCGTTGTAAGAGAAAGAATTACTACTGATACTAGAGCCGGTGACTATGTTAAACAAGAAGATGGAACATACAAGAAAGTAACAGTAGCAACACTTGGTAAAACTCCTACTGCAGATACAAAGTCTTTAGGTATATCAGTAGAAGAATTTAAAAAACAGTCTCCTGAAAATGCTCAACTTATTGAGGATGCTAATGCTATTATTGCAAAAGGAATAAAAGCTGGAGGTATTACTACAGATAAAAATGGTAATGTAAAAATTACAGGTAAGTGGGATGGTAACTTTAGAGATAGAGTAACATTATCAAGAGCTCTTAATGCTACTAATGCTAAAGGTGTATTTGGTACTGATAAATATAAAGTTGTTAGTCAAGGTGCAACAGGTCCTTATTCTAAATTAAACAATGGTAAACTTAAAGGTTCTGGTTCATTTGTTGCAGGATTTACTCCTGACTTATATGAGCAAAGATTCATATATGAGCAAGCTAAAGGTTTAGGTATGACAGATGATGAAGCATTTGATGAAACAGACCGTATACAAAAAGATCCTAAATTAAAAGCACAAGCTAGAAGACAATTTGCAGGTACTCTAGGAATCAAAGATGTACCAGAAGATGATAAAGCATTATTATCAGAAGATTTCTATAAAAAGAATTACGCTGATGTTACAAAAGGTATTGAAAATTCATTAGGTGAAGGTGACTATAGACCAGCAATTGGAGATGAACAATTAGCAGGATTTGAGCATTTTGATGCAGTAGGTGGTAAACCAGAGTTTCAATATGAAAATGAAGCACAACCTGTTGAAGATACTACTGAAGCAGATGCTATTGCAACTCAAGATGAAACTCCTGAAGCAGCATATGCAGGTGAACCAGAAGCATGGAAACAAGATAAATTAAATTTAGCTCTTGCAGCAGGTGATTATTTTAATGTTGATAAAACTTTACCATGGGCAGCAAGATATGAACCACAATTAATGTCTCCTACTTTTTATGATCCTACAAGAGAATTAGCAGCTCAATCTGAACAAGCAAATATTGCTAATACTGCCCTTGCTCAATTTACAGGACCACAAGCAGCTTCTGCAAGATCTGCATCAACACAAGGTCAAGCTGCTAAACAAGCAGCTGATACACTTGGTAGATATAATAATATGAATGTTGGTGTTGCTAATCAGTTTGCAGGTAATAATGCACAAGTAATGAATGAGGCACAAAAATTTAATCAAGCACAGAATAAACAACTGTATGATCAAAATACAGTTGCTAATCAACAGTATAAAAATACTAAAAGTGCTCTTAGACATAATCTTGCTGATGCAGAAAATACATTGACAACTAATATGATGAAAACTGATGCAATGAATCAGATGTATCCTCAATATGCAGTAGATCCAAGAAGCGGTGGTAGAATGCGTTTTACTAAAGGTAAAAATTATAAACCTACTGATGAAATGAGTTTAGATGAGTATGCAATGCAACTACAAAATTCTAAGTTAGATCCTGAGTCACAACAAATATTATTAAAAGATCGTATTAAAAGATATAATAGTAGTGGTAATGGTGATGCAGTTGATCCAGATATGATAGGGAAACTATATGGTAAAAAAGGTGGGACAACTCAAATGGGTTATGTAATGGGTTCTAATGTATTCCCATTTATGTTTACCTAAACTTTCCAGGTTTAGTAAACTTATAAAATTTTAATATATTTACAGTATAGACAAACATTAATATTATGGCTACATATATTTCAGGCGTTACCGATTATATACCTCAGTTTCAACCATTTCAACCTGATTTAAACTTTTATGCAAACGCATTGCAGACTAAGCAAAATCAGTATGATACAAACTATAAAGCATTAAACAATGTTTATGGTCAATATTTTTATGCAGATTTAACTCACGGTGATAATCTTAAGAAAAAAGATGAATTAATTAAATCAATTGATTTTAATCTTAAGCGTGTCTCTGGTTTAGACTTATCTCTTGAACAAAATGTTACTCAAGCTCAACAAGTATTTAAACCTTTCTATGAAGATAAGCATCTTATGAAAGACATGGCTTGGACTAAAAATATAAATAGTCAAAAGTCATATGCAGCTGGATTAAAAAATAACAGAGATGAAAAACAAAGAGCACAATATTGGGAAGCTGGTTTAAAAGCACTTGAATATAAAACTGAAGAGTTTAAAAACGCTTCTCTTGAGGAGACAATGTCAATTGGAAATGCAAACTATACTCCTTATGTAAATGTAATGGAGAAAGCACAGAAGATTGCTAAAGATGCTGGTTTAACTGTTGAAGCACCACCAGAGTTTAGTCCTGATGGTAAATGGATTATTAAAAAAACAAATGGAGAGGTGTTAATACCTAAGTTATCTCATTTGTTTGAAGCTACACTAGGTTCTGATCCTGCTGTAATTGATGTATATAAAACTCAAGCTTATGTAAATAGAAAAGATTATGCATATTCTAATGCAGCTCAATTTGCTGGAGATAAAAATGCTGCTGAAATGAGTTATCTTTCTGAAAGTTATAAAATGCTTAAAGCTGAGAATGAAGCTAGACAAGTTAAGTTACAAAAAAATGATAAGGTATATAATACTAAAACTGCTGAAGCTGAAAAAGCTGTAGCAAATAACACAGCTACACCTGAAACAGCATCTTATCTAGAAAGATTAAATGAAGCAAAGCAAGTAAACTCAACTCTTTTAGCAACTACAGATGGTCATGTTGAATCTCTTTCTGAAAAATCAGGAACACCTTCAACTACAACTGGTTTTGAGAATCCATATGGAGACATTGAATCTTTAAGATACAAAGTTGATAATGCAATGGCTTCAAGATTGATGCAAAAAGATTTAGGTGAAGCTGCTCAAGTATTTGCATTTAAAGATTCTAAACAAGATATCACAGCCAATCCTTATGCTGTACAGGCAGAGGCTCATAAATACAGAATGCAAGAAGTTGCTTCTGCTAATGCTAGTAGAGAACGTGCAGCAAAAACTGCAAGTCTTGCAAACATGGATAAACACTTAGTTGAATCTGGTGCATATCATTATGATCAGAATCCTGCTAGTGCAACTTATGGTAGAGCTATTATTAGTGAAGATGCAGATCAATATACTGTTGAACAAAAAACAAAAGGAGCAAGTACTGATGTTATAAACTTAAAAGATGCTTCTGCTACATACTCTAATAGATTTATTGATAAAGGTGTAACACCATATTTAACTAATATGTTATCATCACTTGAGTCTCTAAAAGGTAAGTTATCTGCTGATGATATGCAAACAATCTTTGGTGATAAAAATATGACTATTGAGAAATTTAATCAACAGTTAAAAAATGATCCACATAAGTTTATAAAAGGTGAATTAGGTACTACTAAACTAAAAAAAATAACATCAGGTTTTCAAAAGGTTATTGCTCAAAATTATAATAAAGGAGTTAAAGAATTTGATGAAGTTGGTAAAAATATGAATCAGTATAATACTGGTTTAAATGATTACTACACTTATACTACTAATTTACAAAACTGGAAAAAAGGTACAATACAAGATGTTAAGAATCATCTTGAAAGAACTCTTGATAAAGACATGAAAAACTATGTTAAGTTCATGTTTGATGAGAATGGTAATCAAGTTTCTGAAGCAGAGTTTATTAAGCGTTCAGGTATTACACCTCCTCACTCAAATCCAAAAGTAGAAGCAGAAAAACAAAGATGGGCTAATATTAGTAATGAAATGTTTACTGTATCACCAGTAACAGGTACTAAAATAAAAGATAGTAAAGTAAAACCTAATAAACCTGAAACACCATATAATGAACTTAAAAAAGCTATTCATGACGCATACCAATCTACAGATATTAAATTAACACCGCCTCCAGGTATATCTGCTCTTACAGATTTGAAAGGAGCTGGTTTAACTACTATCGGTCAACAAGGTATTACTGTATACCCTAATGCTTATAACTCAGTTGGAGCTGCTAACTGGAATGAATTTAAAAAAGATATTAAAAGTCTTGATTTTGATAAAGATGTTGATGTAAGATTCTTGGGTCCTGTTACTTCCGGAGTTAATAGAAACAAAGAAGGTAAACAATTATTAGATGCAATGTTTAATGAAACAGCAAAATACAATAGTACATTTAAAGGATTCAGATTAGCTGCACAACCATTAGCTCAAAATAAAACAAATAAAGGGGCAATGATTATTTATCCTGACGCTGAATGGTTAAAGAAACAAACTTATACTAAAACAGAAAGTGGTGTTAAATCTGCAGGACTTATATCTCAACAACAAGCAGATTACATTTTACAAAATGGTATATCATTAGTATCAGATAATAAAAATTGGACAAATAACTTATTCCAATCAACTTATGTAACACCATTGCAAGCTGATATTAACTATAATAAAAAAGTAACTATATCAGATCCTAATGATGGTGATAACATGAATAACATCACTTTTGAAAAAGATGATATTATGGGTGGTTATAAATATAACTTTGGTTATAAATTTTATAATCCAGAAACTAAAAGATATGAGCAAGCTTCAGCACCTGGTAATGGAATTGTTTCAGGTCAAGAGTTAGAAAGAAGTAGAACTGATGCATTCAACTACTGGTCTCAAGTACAAGATATGAATAATGAAAACTTTAGAAGTATAAAATAATGGAAAACAACAGCTCATTAAACCCATTAGGAATAGAATTTGGTAAAGTAAGTGGTCCTGCAATTAATAGTAAAAGCATGTCTGCTTTTGAAGGTGATGATTTAAAAGATAATAAAATTGATTATTTTCCAGTCACACCTCCATTAAATAGCACAAATCCTAACTATGTTATACAGGATGGTATCACAGGACATGCACCTGGAAGACCGGCTTCTCAGAATCCAAACAAAAAGATTTCACCAACTGATTTGAAAGAAGCAATTGGTAAAAGTTTTCAAATGCGTATTGCAACAAATCATGATAAGAATCAATATGCTCAAGTAAATGCCTATAATGCAGGACCTTCAGGTAATTCATTTTATAAAAGATATGCAGCATATGGTCAAGAAAAGTTTGATGCTATAGGTTTTTCTCCAATAAGAGATAATGAAGCTATGTTCAATGCTAATACTACTATGGGTGATGACTTTACAAGAATGATGAAGAATTCATTCATGCCATTACTTGGTAGAGGTTTTGTTGCAGGTCCAAAGAGTTTAATTAAAATGATGCAAGGTGATTTCAGTGCAGATCTTGAAGATGCAAGAGCATATGAAAATGCAGCAGCTATTGGTCAATCATCTAAAAAAGGAATGGGTGCATTCTTTAATAATACAGCAATGAGTTTTGCTTATACTGCAGGTATTATAAGTGAAGCTATTCTAGAAGAAGCAGCTGGTGCTTTACTTGCTCCAGTAACTGGTGGTGGATCTTTCTTTGCAGCTACTGCAAACAATGCTAGAAAAATTGGTAAAATTGGAGATGCAATTGGTTTAGCCACAGATGGTTACAAAGCTATTAATACTACACTTAAAGAAGCTAATTCAATTGGTGGAGCTAGAAAGATGTGGAATGCAGCTGAAAACATTGGTAAAAGTAAAGTAGGTAAATTTTTAAACCCACTTGAAAATACATATGATGCTATAATTGGTATTGGAAAAAACTCTGATAACTTAACAGGATTAGCAAGATTAGCTCAAGGTACTAATAAAACTGCCGGTGGATTATTTAGAGATATAAAGAATATCAACATGGCCCTTTCTGAAGCTAGACTTGAAGGTGGTATGAATGATAATAAAGTATATGATGATTTATATAATGAGTTCTATAAAAAGAATGGTAGAGCTCCAAATAATGATGAACAATATACTTTAACTAAAACAGCAAAGGATGCAGGTATGAACACTTTAAAGTGGAATACAGGTTTAATTCTTCTAACAAATAAAATTGTTATACCAAATTTATTAAAATCAGGTGTATCTAAAAAAGCAATGCAGTCTAGAATAGATGATGTATATTCATTTAAAGGTGGTAAAATTGTACTTGAAAAGACAGCTGAGGTAGGTAAAAAACTTGCTAAAGGGGAATTCAAATTTGTTGAAGACTCATTTAAAAATTCATTAAAAGGTTTTAAAAAAGCACCAGTAAGTGTAACTGCTAAAGTAGCCGGTAGATATTTGAAAGCTAACTTAATGGAGGGTGTACAAGAAAACTTACAAGATGTAATCTCTATTGCTAATGAGAAATATTATGAGACTGCTTACATGAATAAAGAGTTAGGAGCTCATTTATACAATAAAAGTTTAAGCTCATTAAGGTATGAAGGATTAAAAGATCAGTTTTCTTCACAAGGATTGGAGACATTTGCTTCTGGTGCATTGATGGGATTATTTTCTGGTGGATTAAACTTAGTTAAAGGTGGTCTTGATTACGGATACAATAATACATTTAATAAAGAAAAGTATCAAGAGTATAAAGACTTGAGAGCTAAACATGGTAAAGATGTTTCTGATCAGTTAACAGCTTTATATAAAAATCCTGAAGAGTTCTTCAACTCCCGTATATTTAACTATGGTGTACAGAATAATATAATTAGTAACATTGATAATGCAGATACTAAAGAAGCTAAAGATGAGTTGAGTGAAGCATTTGCATCACAGATACATACAGCTTTAGATACAAATACTTTAAACTATTTTAAAGAACATATTACTTCTTTCAAAGAATTATCTCCAGAAGAGTTTGAAGAAGCCCTTGGATTTGAAAAAGGTACTGGTGCTAAAGAACAACAAAAAATTGATACTATTTTAGGTAACATAGATTCAGTAGAAAAATCTTATAACTATGCTAAAGAAAGATTCCCTAATCCTGTTGACTTAAGTAAGTATGATGAAAATACTCCTGAATTTGAAAGTGCAGCTCTTTTGAATAAAGCCTGGAAAGTAGGTATAAGAGATTATGTTTATGCTAATCATGCATTTAGGAATACTTCAGAGAGAATGTTAAAAATCTCTGGTAGCGTATTAAATAATCCTACAATGAAAAACATGTCTCAACAAGACATGAACTTTATATTGAACCCATCAACTATTGATGTTGAATTAAATTTACTTAAGTCTGAGATAGATACCTTAAAACAATCTACAGATCCAGCAAGTAAATCAGACTTAGTTAAAAAAGAAAATAAGTTAAAAGCTTTATCAGAGTTTGCTGATGCACATGAACAGTTTCAAACAAGACCTGTAAAAGTTAAAACAGCTGAAGCTATATTTGAAGCTGTTAAAAAAGAACAAAACCTTGAGGAGTTAACTGATGAAGAAAAAATAGAAATACTTAATCAAACTCAAGATATGTTTAAAGAGACATATGGTGTTGAGTTAAGTGATGAAGAAATATCACATATCATTGATTCAAGTAGAGGTGAGCAACAATTAAATTCAAAATTTGAAATAGCTTATAAAAACTATTTAAAGAATACTAATGGTATTGATCCGTCTTATGTATTTGATACTGATATTGATGAGAGCTTTGTAAAAGTAAAAGATTATTACAAGTTATTTGCTGAATCTAAAAGATTAGTAGAATCAATTAACTTATTACATGATCCACAATCTTTCATGAATCATGTAAGTAAGACACAAGCTTGGATGACTAATATGTACAATAATAGAAAAGACTATTTTGTAGATATGGTTAATAAGCAAATGGCTGCACTAGAAAGCAATGAGTTATTGAATAAGCTTGCTGACATGAATATATTCATAGATCTTGATCAATTTCAAGAGTTTATGGAAAATGGTATACCACCAAAAGAATTTCTAGATGAGACAAATAAACAAGTAATTCCAATTGGAAGTAAAAAATACAAGCAATTGTTTTTCATGTTATCTCAAGCAAAAGCTTTAAAAGGAGAAAATGTAAGTACAGAGACACTTGATGAAAAACTACAAGATACTATTGAAGGTTTAGAAAACAGTGAGAAAAAAGAACTTGATGCGTTAGAAAAAACTGAAGTAAAGACTGTTATTAAAACTGTAAAAAAAGATGGCTTAACAATTAAAGACATTGCAGTTGTGATTAACATGAAAGAGTATGTAGATATCACAGATGCTAAAACAGGTAATGTATTTACTCTATACAGTTCTGAAGATGGATTAAGAAGTGATAATGCAGATGGTGAGTTAATCTCTATCAAGGATATTACATCTAAATTCTCTGAGTATACAATATATAAACTTGAACAAAAAGCTGATTCTGAGCAAGTTAAAATTATTGAAGAAAAATATAACAAGCTTAAAGAGGAAAACATCAATGCTTTCAACGCTAAAAAAGAAACAGGAAAAGCAGAATTATACTCAGTAAATACTCCAGTAGATCAGTTACCTAAAGACTTATATAAAGAATTACAAAATGCTTTTAATAATTCAGAAGAAGCACAAGCAGTAGAAACAGATGAGTTTGATGATGAGATTATCAACGACATGTTTGCAACTTATATTTTAAGAAACCCTGCAGCTAAAAAAATTATTGATGCTTATAATACAAAAGCTGAAGAAGCAATTGAAAAACAAAAAGCTGATGAAGGTGATGAATTTAACTTTAAACGTAAAGGTGAAGATGTTAGTACTACAAAGTATAAAACAGATGAGCTTATTGCAATGTCAGATCAATTAAAACAATTAAAAAATGTAGAAACAGATCCTGTAACTAAGGAGAAATACTCTACAATGATTAGCAAGTTTGAAAAACTTATTACATCACGTAAAAGAAAAAGCTTTGCACCAGACATCCAGGAGACAATTAAAGTATTAAAAGAAAAACTTATTGCACAGCAAAAAAATATTGCAAAAAATAAGGAAGACAATTATATTACTAATGGTAAAACATTAGAAAGAGTTACACACTTTATACAAAAGTTTAAAGAAGACAAGTATACATATAAAGGGAATAAATTAATTGCAGAAGCTTTTGCTAAAACTATTGATACAGAGGGTCTTACAACCAACAGTATAAATAAATTCATGGCAGAAATTGATACAACTTTACCTGCTTTAAGTAATTCCGGTTATACTAAAGATACAATAGACGGGATTAAATCTACATCTACTTTAGTTAAAAAGTATTTAAAAGATTTATTAAAAGAAGAAGCAACAACTCCTATTAAATCTAAAAAAGATTTACTTGTTGATATTCAAAGTTTTATATCAGAAAATGCTTATGAGTATACAAGAACTGCAGGTACGTACTTAGATAAACAGTTAAGAAGCTTTTTTACACCAGGTCAAACACCTAAGTTTGATGAGGCAAGAATATCTAGAGAAGCTTATGATGAATTATTTGGACCAGATAGTTTTATTAAACCTCTTAAGGCAAAGATTGATTCAGGTGAGTTATTTGTATTAGCAGATAATATTAAAGTATTTGATGAAGAGTCAGGTGTTGCTGGTGAAATTGATTTACTATTAATAGATCAAACAGGTAAGTTACAGATTGTTGACTTTAAAACAGGTGAGCAAAAGAAATGGAACGGTTTTCAAAAAGATACAAGAACAGAGTCTGGCTTAAATAAAATTGAAGATTATACACTTCAACAATATACTTATGCAAGATTATTGAAAAAGATGACAGGTCTTGATGCTGAAATAAACATCATGCCTCTTGAGATTACAATTAATCAAAAAGAGTATAAGATTGCTTCAGTTAAGCAACCTAGTAATCAAAAATTACTTGGACTTGATAAGTGGTATTTCCCATTGAATCCAGAGTTTAGAGATGCTAAGTCTAAGATTGATGCTGTAATTAAAATCAGTGATACGCTAGGTATTAAAGTTGCAACAGCAATGAATCCAAAACTTATAACTGAGTTTGAAAGATTGGGTTACCCAGAAGATGTTATCAAGACACTAAGCAAAGAAGACCAGAAGAATATAATCACTGATGATATTCCATATATTAAATACCAAGAACAATTAGATAATGATTTAAACGCATTAGCTTTTGCTGATGAAATAGCTGAAGCTAAAGGTAAACAAGTAAAGAAAGTAAAAGAAGTATCACTAGCAGATAAAGAAGCCTTGAGAGATCAAGTAAGAGCTTTACCTGATGATATGATTTATGGTTTACATGTAACTGGTGACGATGTTGCTAAAAATATATATGATACACAATTTAAATATAATTTAGGTACTGCACTTCAAGGTACAGTAGGTGTAGGTAGTAAAGAATCTTTATATAATGCGTTATTAAAATTACAGAAAGGTGAGTCTCCACATAGAGGTCAGCTTGGTATGTTTATACTTGCTTTTCCTAAATCTGAATTTGGTGAATCTACTCTTGAAAAAAAGGTAAGCCTGGATACTATAGAAGATCAAATGCTTGAAACATATCCAGAAATGACCGTAGGTAAAATACCTACTAAGTTCAATTATGGATACTTTAGCAATGGTAAGCTTTATACTAAAAATGATGCTTTAAGTAAAAAATCTCCTACTGTAAACAGTATATCTAACGGTGACAATATCATTGACACGGTAAAAACTAAACCTGTTACAAATCAAATTAAAGATGCAAAAGAATTTTTCATTACAGCAGATAAAGATCCAGTAGGTAGAATTTATATCAACATGGCTCCTTTAAAGGATATACTTGTTGTACCGGATAATACATTAACAGTAATAGATAAAAAAACAAATAAAGAAATAGTTAACACTCAACTTAATCCTGAAGGTGCAGTTGTGTTTGAAGCAATGCAAGGTAGATTATTTGTTGTAGCAAAAATCAATGGACAACTTGTACCTTTCTATAAATCATCAGCTGGAACATCTGATAAAATTCAAGGTGATTGGTATCCATTCTTTGGTTATACAGGAGCATGGTTAGTTAAAGGCAATGTTGACAAAGCAACAGGTAAAATGCCTTATTCTCCTGAAATTGATAAGGTTGCAGAGTTATTAAACAAAAACTTTGTATTTCCTGATATGTATATTAATAGAGCAACTAATCTAATTAAAGACCAGTCTGGTAAAGTTGTATACGATTTTAACAACCATTTTAAAATAAATAGGCTTTGGAAAAAAGAATTTCAATCTCAGACAGGTACAAAATTAGATTATAAAATTAAAGGTTTAAAAGAAAACACAAGGACTGAATCAGGACTAATGGCTCTTATTACAAGTTTAAATACAACAGAATTAGATAGTTCAGGTACAGATAAAGAATTTGATGAATGGTTAGATTTAATTAATAAAAACATAAAGAATGGTGCTGTACAACCTACAAGCACAACTGTTAATAAAAAGAATGTTGTTGAAAAACAAGTAGGGCCTAGAATTACTATTGAAGAGGTTAAAAATAAACTAGAATCTATCAATGAAGGACCAGTATTAGAAGAATATTTAGTAAATTTAAGAGAGGGTCTTGTAAACAATCAAATCACAATTGAAGATAGACCGGCTATTGTTGATTTAGTCAATGCTAAAAAAGAAGAGTTTAAATTAGCAAATACAAAGCTATCTAAAACAATCTTGCATAAAGGAGATACTGTAATAGTTAAAGAACCTATACCAGGAGAAAAAGATAAACTTTTTGCTGATAAAGGTTCTAAAATTACAGTTATTAAATCAACAGAAACTGGTGTAGAATTTCAATATGGAAAAGATAAAAAAACATTACCTTTGTCTAAGTTGGATAAACATGTTACAACCCTTTCAATTCAACAAGCAAAAGATGCTCAATTAGGTGAGCAAAAAATTGATGAAATGGATAAAGAAGTAATAGCTGAATCAATTAAGAAGGCGCAAGATTTTATTGATAAAAAAGGTGCCCTTGGGAAAGCTGAGACTGAGGCTAGTGAGAAATCACTAGACACTATTTATGAAGATTTATTAAATGATTTAGACTGTTAATATTATGAAGCTACACTGTTCATTATCAGAAGCACAAGTTGAGAACTTATACAAGTTAGTATATAAAGAAATGTTGACAGCTTTAGAAGGAGGAAAACCTTTTACTAAGGCTGAAGTTGACACTTTTATGAAGAATCTATTTGAACAAATAGAGTCAAGAAAAGATATTAATGTAGCATCATCTTTTTTACAGATTGTACCAACTTTAATAAACAAAGCAAGTAATCAAGCTGAGTTAGAAACATTAGACTTTGATGCAAACTTTATTAGAGAGCTTATAGCAAAATTTAAAAATGTTGATAAGGGTTTACTTGAAACACTAAAATATTTTAGACCAAAAGCTACAGCAAAGGATTTAGAAATAGATATTCAAATCCAGAATAATATTTTAAATGATCCTTTATCTACTAACAATGATGAGTTAGATGAGATATTAAATGACCCGTTTAGATGGCAAGCATCAAGTGCTTTCACATCCACTATGCAAGAACTTGAACCAAGAAACCCTGATGAAAAAGATACTCTAGGTAGAGAAAGAAAAGATCTTAATAAGGCAAGAATCTATAGAACTATAAGAAGCATAAGAAACAATAGTAAAAGAGATTCTGCATTAGGTGAATTATTATATGAAGGTAGAGTAATTAAACTTAAACCTGAATTATTAGGATCTCTTAATGCAAAAGGTTTATTAGATACAACAACTGTAAATCTATTAAAAAAAGGTAATTCTATTTCAGAAGATGTTACACGTAAGAAAGGAATTACTCCTATAAAAGATATAGTTGCTTTAGTAGTATCTGATGCAGGTGGTAACCCAATATACTTTGATGAGTTTGGTAAAATATCTACAAAGAATGAAGGTGGTCAAATTGTATATCAGTTCTTAAGAGATGTAAGAAATGAAAAAGACTCAGATAGATTAAGAGTTACTGATATCTATGGTATTGAAGATAGAATACTTTCTCCTGAAGACATCCTTGAGAAAGTAGCTTATAAAATGGGTATGGGAATTGATACCTATAAGAAATGGTTACTGAATCAAAATACTACATATGAAGCTCAACTTGAAATAGTAGATAAAAAACAACAAGAGCAGTTTCAAGACTTAAAAGCTTTAACTAATAAAGTAAGAACAGGTGATCCAAAAAAGGTACCATTATTAAGTATCAAAGGTGTAAGTGCTGGTATATCAGATATATTCTCACATGGTAATACAGTAACATTAGATATGTTATTACAAGAGTATAACATAAAAAAACCTAATATTCAAATTAATACTACAACAAGTGAAGCTTATGTCCGTGTTGATGATGTAGAGTATACAATTGATAGACCTAATTTAGGTGAAGAGTATATTAAGCAAATTGCTGCTGTATTAATGAATCCAAATATAGAAAACAATGTAAAAAATGATTTCTATATGCAGTTTACAAATAATGCAATTAATGCTCAAACTACAAGAAAATTATGGGTAAATTATAATTCAACTACTAATGAGTTAACTGTTAAGATTAAAGCAAATGCATCTACAAGTGCTAAAGAAATAACTCTTTCAGAACCTAAAGCGGAACAATTAATTATTGACTCTTTACTATATGAAAGTCCATATATAAAAAGTGATAGTGAAGTAATATACTATCCTACAAACATGACCATTAATGAAAATTTACTTAATGGTTCTGCAACATTTAATTTATATGATATTGCAAACAAAGAATTTTTTAAAAGACCAACTCAATATATTGATTTTTTATTAGCTCAAAATTTAAAAATTGTAGGTGTAGCTGGACAAAAGAAAAAAGATGTTGCAACTAGTAATAACAACCCATACTTTCAATTTAATATAAATACTGATTTTAATGATGAAATAAGTATTGCTGAAGAAGAGGTAAACAATAATAGAGAGTCTAGAATAAAAATAAGAAAAGATGAACTTATAGGCAAACTTAAGAAAAATGATAAATTATCTGGTACTATAACAGCTCTTAAATCTCTTACAGATGCTACATTTACATTAACTGTAGATGGTGTACTTGTAGAAGGTAGATATGAGGGTGGTAAACCAATTGCTGGTATTAAATCTGGTGATCCTGTAACATTTATTGTTAATGATATTGTTACAAGCAAAGGTGTGCCAAAAACAGGTGTAATTTCAATATATGACTCAAATAATAAAAAAATAGGTCAAGTTAGTGAAACTGATTATACTTTATTACCTAAAACACCTAAGACACCTGAAGCTAAAAAAGAAGAGGCACCAAAAATTGATGCTGAGTATTTTGCACCATCTGATATTAATGCTTCAGATGACATGTCTGATATAATGGATTTGCTAGATTCAGGGGACATAACTTTAAATAGATCAAGTAAACTACCTAATGGTGTTACTAAAGAACAGATAGTTGCTGCTAAAGAGTGGTGGGCTAATTCTCCATTGTCTAAGTTTATTAAGCTTGAACACATGGCTAACATTGTTAACTCTGATGTTTATGCAAGATTTGTTATAGCTGGTAAAAGATTAGAGGATGTTAAAATACAATTAGATACTGCTACTGGTAGTTCTGCTGTAGATTTATACCATGAAGCTTGGCATGCATTTACTCAGTTATATTTAACTAAAGCCCAAAAAACTAAGTTATATGCTGAAACTAGAAAAAGATTAAATAATTATGATCTTTCTCCAGAAGAGGTAGAAGAAATACTTGCTGAAGAGTATAGAGATTATGCTAAAGATCCGTCACCTAAAAGTGATGCTCCTATAAGAAATACTATATTCAGACAAATCTGGAATTTTATTAAAGCATTACTTGGTAAAAGATCTATGCAAGATGATTTATTTGAAAGATTATATTTTGCTGGTAAAAATCCTAAACTTTTAAACAAATATACTCCACTTGTTGATAACCATATGTTCAACACTCTTAATAGAGCACGTGGTATTGTCAATGCAGAAACAAAAGAATTAGCTTTAAACTATCAAGATAGTCTTAAAGTATCTAATCAGCTTGACTCAGCAATGTCTGTATTTATTGATCAGTTGTACGCAGTAAGGGTAAAAAGACGTGATGATAAAGTTGTTGATGCATTAGGTAACCTAGTTACTGCTAATAAAACAGGTACTATTCAGATCCTTGCTGATGATAAAAATAGAGCTGCTGCTTATGCTACAATCAAAAAAAGATTTGCTAATAAGCTTGAAAACTTTAATGCTGAATTGGAAGCAACTCCAGATGAAGACTTTAATAAAAGAACTGTATTAAATGATAAGATTAGAATCATTGACAAAGCTATAAGTAATTGGGATAGTGTTCTTGCTTTTCACAAAGAGCATAGTACATTTGATTTAATTAAGCAAAAATACATTGAGATATCTGAAGAAGAGGAAGAAATAGACAATGATACATCTGCTCCTGAAAATGTAGATTCATCTGAGGCAGTAGCAAAAAATGAAGTAGGTCAAAAATCACTATTACAATTAGCTGAAAAAGAAACTCTTTATATTTTAAAAAGTTTATTTAAAGTAGTTGATGGTAAACAAGTTACAGGATCATTAGGTTTTCCTGAACTAGCTGACTTTAGTAAAACATGGAATATTGTTACTAAAGTAATTGGTGGTGAAAAGGACCCAAATAAAATGTATGATAAACTTGTTGAGGCAAGTAGCATGTATCCTGAGTTGGTACAACTTATTAATAGTAAGATCCCAAATCCAAGAGATATTGATACAATAGAAGAGTTTAATATTAAAGCTGCATTTTGGCAAGACTTTAAGAAAACTAAACTAATATATAAACAGTTAACAATTGATAAGGATAATGATACTGGTGGTTATAAATCAGAAGTAACTGATGCTTCTATTGAGTTTAAAAATATTATAAACAGATTTAAAAGTAATTTTAATTCATCTGCTGAGACAGAGTATATTGGTAAAACAGCTGATAACAAATCTATATTAAAAATAAGTAAAGTAATAGCTGCATTCAATACGGTATCTACAGCTAAAGAACAAATTGAATTTGCTAGAGCAATTGGAATTGATCTTCAAGATTTAAAAAGCATTAAAGATGAGCTAAGTAATAATGAAAAGAAATATGGTATACCTTATTTATTTGCAATTACAAAGTCTATACATGCATTAATTAAAAAAGGAAATGCTACAGAAGTACAGAAAGAGTTTATACAAAAGTTTTTAGCTAATCCTGTTGAAGCACTTTATGGTAAAATACCTGATGGTATATATAAAAAGGTTGAAAGTGAAAAAGGAGTTCTACAGAATCTAGCTAAATTGCAGAGTAAATTTGGTACAGAGTATGCTAGTTTCAGTGTATTAAATGCAGAGAAGAATCTTGTTAATGAATTTATTGAAGATAATACTGTAAGTATGATTGTAAATGCAATCAATACAGTAGATAATGGTAGAGACTTATGGAGAAAAAGTAAGTATAAATATATGCGTTACCTTAATCCTAAAATTAATGGTTTCACTGAGCAGTCTCAATTACTTAAAAGTATATTCTATGTAGATGAAAATACATGGGATAGAAGAAAAGATGGTAAGATTGATTTTGTAATGATCTCTGGTAGTCAGATGGTAGGTACTAATGAAGGTGCAAATACTACTTCTCTTGATGTTCATAGTAAATATATTCAGGAGTTAAACATGATGTTAAAATCAGGTTTCCAAGAATTTATGAGACATGCATCTAAGTCATCATCTTTTGGTATGAAGTCTGGAAATAATATAATTGGTGGACTAGGTAAGAAAAAAAGTAACTTATATGTGGATATTGATATGTTTGTTCCTAACGGTAATGCAGATAAATATGCTGTAGATAACATTTTCATAGGGTACATTCAAGCTGAGTTAATGAGAATACAAAAAATAAGAGCTAATAAAGATGAGTTTAAAAAGTATGTTGGTTACAATAGAGAGATCTTATCAGCTGATGGTAAGACTGTATTAGGAATGGCCGGTGAATTCTTTACTGCTTTTGATGCTGTATTAACTGAGGATACTAAAAATGAGATCATTGATAAAGTAAAAGATGGTAATTTAATTGATTACTTAAAAACTGATTCAGAATTAAAAGCTGATATTACTAAGCAAATAACAAAATACTTCAATGACCAAACATATGTTAACCAAAAAGATTTTCAAAAATCTAAATGGATTGATCCTGCATTAACTAATAAATTAAAAAGATACGAGTTATCCACTGCAGAAGAAGAGAAGATGCTTATTAAAGCTCATACAATGAATGCTTGGATTCATAACTTTGAAACTGCAAGTTTAATATATGGTGATATAGTGCAGTATAATCATGCTAAACAAGAGTTACATAAAAGAAATACAGGTTCTACATCTGGTGGTAGAGGTTTTATGACAGATCTTTATACTCAGAACTTTATTAATAGTAGTAAAATTAATGGTACGTCTTATGGTGCTAAATTAGCTGATTCTCCTGACTTTGGTGCAGACTATGCAATGTTTAATTATAATGGTACTTACAATACAGCTATAGCACAAGACATTAAAAGAAAATCAATATACATTAATCATATTGAGAAAGCATTAAGAGATGACTATAAGAAAAGAGACTTGACTCAAGCTGAAGTTGATTATAGATTAAAGAAAGAGCTAAAAGCTTATAAGGAAATGGAAGAGGGTGATGGTCAAGGTTTTATAACTTTTGATGCATACCGTACATTAAGACTTGTTGAGAAAAATTGGTCAGCTGATCAAGAGAAATTATTTCAAGACATCATCAATGGTAAAACTGTTAAAGCAGAAGACATAACTCATTTCTTTCCTGTATATAAATTACAACACTTTGGTCACTTAGCTAATACAGCATTACCAGTTAATTCAATGCATAAGTTTGCCTTAATGCCGTTGATACCAACTGTAGTTAAAGGATCTGACTTAGAGTCTTTACATCATCAAATGATGAAAGGTAATATACAGTACTTTACATTTCAGACTGGTTCTAAAGTTGGTAGTGTAACATCTGATGGTAAAGCTGATAAAATATATAATGATGGCGGTGTTGAAAAGACACTAAGATCTGATATACAGTTTACTCCTAATACAGTATACTTAGAGTATGTTAAAAATGTTACAGCAGTACCTGATAAATATAAAGGTAAAACTGTATTTGCAACTCAGTTAAGAAAACTTATTCTTGAAGGATTATATGAAAATGGTGAAATAGTTGAAAACTATAAACAATATACGTCACAAATTAGAGCATATGAGAATGCTGTTGACAACTATACTAGTATTCTTAAAAAAGAATTACTTGAGGAAATTGGATATGAAAAAGTAGATGGTAAATATGTAAGTGGTGATCTTTCTAAATTCATGGATGTAATTCAAAGAGAGTTAGAAAGAAAAGAGATACCTGAGCATTTAATTGACTATATCCAAGTTGGTTCAGATAACAAGATTACAAAAGATTTATCATTACATATGCTCTCAGGAGACATTGAAAAAATGATTACATCAATTATTGAAAAAAGAATTGTAAAACAAAAAGTAAAAGGTGAACCTTTAGTACAAGTATCTAGTGCTATGTCAAATGGTTTATGGGATTCAGGTTTAAAATTTGATAAAGCACAAACTAAAGATATAGAGAAATACTTAGGTAGTAATAATTTACCATTCTATTATCCAGGTGAGGATGGTAAAACAACTGCAATGAAAGTTGCTATTGCATTACAAGGTGACTTTAATAATCTTTTAAATCTTAAAGACAATGACGGAAAAGTTATTGGTACAAGAGAAAGATTAAATGAGATGATCAAGAATGATGAGTGGTTAAATAAAGGTAATAACCGTAAGGCTGTTACTATGACTGCTGTAAGGATTCCAGTACAAGGATTAAACTCTATGGAGTTTATGGAAGTATATGAGTTCTTGGATCCAGCTGCAGGTAACATTATTATACCTCCATCAGAGATTGTTGCTAAGTCAGGTGCCGATTTTGACGTTGATAAGCTTACTACATTCATGCCTAACATAGATGCAAATGGTCAATATGTTGAGTCAGGTATGGATGAAGAAACTTTAGATAGACTTATTGCTGCTTCTAAAAAGAAAGGTGATAAAGCTGAAATGACAAGATTAATCAAGTTACATAAAGCTGCTTTAGAAAATAGATTAATTGACTCAATTAGAGGGCTTTTAGAATTACCTGAAACATATGCTACATTGATCAGACCTAATGACACTTACTTGATGAAAGATATTGCTGATAAATTAGTAGATCAGTTACCAGAATACAGCAGATATAAAACCATTAGTCCAACAAATACATTAGAGGTAGGTTATAACTTACATAAGCATGAGGCTAACATGATTGGTAAAGATGTATTAGGTATCATTGCTCTTGAGAATGCATTGAATCCATTATATACATCATTAGGTGCTGCTCTTCCAAAAACATATAAAGGTTTAGTTAAAAATAAAGTAACTAAAAAGTATGAAGAAGACCCATCAATAGATTATGATATGAGATTATTACTTAATCATACTAAAACAAAAGATGGTAGAATATCTTTATCTGGAATCAACAGTCAAGATAACAAAGATAAGATAGCCGATTTAATATCTCACTTGATGAATGGATCTGTGGATGTTGAGAAAGATGCATGGATATTCTTTATCCAAGCTAATAAGGAACTTATCCCAATGATGCTTGGTTTACTTAAAGCGGGTGTTCCAAAAGAAGAAGCAATCCTGTTTATATCTCAACCATTGGTAATAGAGTATGCTAATCAACAAAGATTATATGGTAGTACATATGCTAATCTTACAGGTAAACCAACTAAACAAGATGAGAGTGCTAAATATAATGCTCTACAAGCTACTTTAAGACAAACTGATATCAGTAATGCAATATATGATGCAAATGAAACAAGATTAACTAAAGCATTGGCTAATGCTGAACCTGATACAGCAGTGGTTGTAAGACTAAGTGGTATTAGTGAGAAAGGTAAAGTTTTTAAAACTACTATTAAAAAATTAAAAAGTGATATCAAAAAAGATAAAATAAATCTTTATGATATTGAAAGTATAAACACTAAAGAAGCTCCACTATTTAAATATATAATTGCTAACCCAAATGATGAGTTTTACCACCCATTATCTTGGGCAAACTATAAAGATGTTGCTTTAGCAGCTACTAAAGGTATTGACAAGTTTAGTTTATCAGATTTAGAAGAGATCATTGAAACTAAAGATACAACAAGTAGAAGAGCTGTTGCCGCATTCATGCACTATCTAGAGTATGAGAAACAAATAAAAGCAATGAGTGATCTCAAAAGACAGTCTAATCCAGATACAACAACATCTAAAACTATACAGGAGATACTACAAAAACGTCTTGGTTTAGATATGTTGACTGAGTCATCTATGTTAGAACCTGCTTTAATAAGTAAATTAAGAAATCAATCTATTCTTGGATCTTTCTTTGATAACACGCTTACTCCAGATTTAGTAGAGCCAATATTTCCATTGACTGATGATAGAAAAGTATCTGAGTACTTACTTGACTATCTTAAAAATAAAACAGTCCCTGCTAAATACGGTGATGGTGCAGACGGTGTAACAAATTTCATTACATCATTTAAGAATGCAATGGTAAATTACATTTATCAGAACAGATTAAATGAGATTATATCTACTGGTGAGTCTTTTCCAGGTATTCCTCAATCACTTACATCATTGGATCACCAAGAATTTGTTACTAAATTCATGAGTATGTTGAGTGAGAATACTCACTTAAAAGAATTATACTCTGTATTAGAGCAAATTACAGATGTTCCTGTTAATATATTTGATGCTAAAACTAAAAAAATAAAAGATCAAATATCAGTTTTAACTTTAAATAACAAAGCTGTAGTAAAAGGTGAATTAGCTTCAGCTTATCACCAAAACTTAATTGACTTAGCTGATGATACAGTTATCAAAGTAAATGACCCGGTTAAAAATAAAGAGATATCTGATATGTTTAAAGCATTACCTCTTATATCTATTTTACAAAATGGAGTAGGTAGTACTAAATACGGATTAAGTTATGTGCTTCCAGATACTACATATTTTGAAATAGTTGAGCCAGCATCAAGAGCATTTATTGAAAACAACATGAACAATGTTACTTTTAATAAGATTACAGAGATGATGATTGCTAATGATCCTAATGTAAATAATTATATTGTAGGTAAAGTTGCAACAAGATCTACTCAACCATCTACTAGTGTTAATAGTAATGATATATATTCTCAATTAGAAAATAAAAATGTAGTTATTTCTAACATTAAAACTAAAGATGGTAAATATGATAGGGATGCTAATATAAAAGAAGCAAAAGCTAATAATAGAGTTTATACTATGGAAATGGTTAGTGATATAAATAGTTTTAGTAATCCTTGGGCTCATTTTATTAGAACAGGTACTATAAAAACTAATACTATTAAAGAAGCAGTTATAAATTATATTGATTGGTTAACTACTGATAAATTTAAAGATGTTAAACCAAAAAGAAAAGCATTTATTCTAGATGTTTTAAAATCAGGTAAATTAAAAGGAAGACAACTGCAATATTATGCAGAACTTGGAGAACCGTCTCATGCTATAGCTTTAGATTATTTAATTAATAAATATGATTGGGGGACACCTTCAACTCAACCATCTGCTCAAGCTACAGTACAACCTATTGGAGTTAAAGAAGTTATACCTCAATATGGTGTAATACAAGCTTCAACAAATCCTACTAAAGAATTTGATAATAAATTAGTAAATGCAATATCAGACAACATTAAGAAAAATGCTTATGTTGAAAACGGTAGTAGCACGGCTAATTTAATGTTTAGTTATGGATGGCAGTGGAAAGGTAATAATACTAAAAAGGTTACAGGAGAAAAATTAAAAGTTCAACCAGCTCAAGTTGACTTTAATGCTACTGGTAAATTACAACCAATTAAACCTTATTATTTTTATGACTCTAAATATAATGATGGCACACCAGTACCAAATATTAAAGAACTTGACTTCTTAAAAAAACATATTGAAAAAACATTAGGTAAGGATATGTCTAACTATGACATTGCTTTAAATAATATATATACTAAGGGTACAAAATTATTCAGACATACTGATATTGATGAATCTAATACTGCAAAAGGTTATCCAGTTGTAGTATATGTATTAGGTAATGAACATAAAGTAAGAGTAGATGATAATGGTGGTAAAGCAGTAAGAGGTGCTGGTCAAATGGTAAATCCTAAAACACTTACATTACATAATGGTGATATCTATACCTTTGGTATGGATGGTAAAGGTAGATTTGAAGCTGTACATGATGTTATTGAAGCACCAAAAACTGATTCAAGTTTTCCTCCAATTACATTGCCTGATGGTACAGTTACTAGTAACTATACTGTAACATTTACATTTAGAAGAGCAGCTGATTTAGAACCTGGTATGCCAACACAACCAACTAAAATATCTACTCAACAACAACAAGAAAATGTTACGGGTAAAATTAATTTTGAAGAAAATCAAACTGGTGGTTATCCAGCTAGAACTAGAATTAATGCTTCTGCTGATGCAACAATACATTTAGCAGATAACTTTGAAACTCCTGGTGAAATACTTACTAAAAAATCTGTTCAAGAACAAGATAAGATTTATATTAAGCTAGCAACAACTAATCAAAACCTGAGTAAATTTAATAAAGAAAAGATGTCCGCATCAATTAACAGTGCTGTAGATATATTGAACAAATTCAATGCAAAAACTTTAAATATTGCAGGGAACGGTATATATGATATGAAAGGCCGCACTCAAGAAGAAGTTGATGAATTTATGTATATTTTATTAAGTGGTATAGTTAATTCACCAAACCTTAAAAACAAAATCACATTAATAAGAAGTGGTGGTCAAACAGGATTTGATGAAGCAGGTGCAAAAGCGGGTATGAAATTAGGTATCCCTACTATAGTATTAGCACCAAAAGATTGGGAGTTTAGAACTAATGAAGGTAATGTTAAAAATGAACAAGCTTTTAAAGCTAGATTTAATACTCAACAACAAGGTAGTGATACTAAAATTAACATTTATGCAGGTACAGGAGAAAATGCTGAGTTAAGTAACTTTGCTGAAAGACCTGTTAAACTTGGTAATGAAACTTTTAGAACTCCTGAAGGTGCTTATCAAGCTATGAAAATTTGGTTTACTAATGCTGTTTTATTAGGTACACCTACAAGTAAAGAAAATTTAGAAATACTTGAAAAATTAAAAACTGCTTCAGGTAAACAAGCAAAAGCATTAGGTAGAGAAATAACGGATCTATCAGATGGTACCTGGGATAGAGATTCATCAGGAGTAATGAAAAATATACTTAAATTATCTTTTGAACAAAACCCAGATGCTCTAGCTAAACTTCTTGCTACTGGTAATGCTACTCTTACACATACACAAGATAAAGGTAAGTGGGGTACAGAGTTTCCTAAACTACTTATGGAAGTAAGAGAAGAACTTAGAGGTACTCAATCTACTCAACAACAAGCTCCAGTAGGTGAAACTAATGAAGAACCAGATGGTCAATCAGGTGAACAAGTAGTTGAAAAAATAGAGGATAGACTAATAAGCACTAAAAAAGCTAGTTTTGTTATTAAACCTGATGGAAGAATATTTAATGCAAATGGTACTGAGTTGACTGATAAAACATCTATTAATATTATAAATATTAAAAAAGAATTAGAAGATGGTACACTAAGAATGTCTAACTTTAACAACAAAAAGTATTATATACTTTCAGATAACACAATAGCTGATTCTGGAGAAACGGGAGGTCAAGAATCAACACTTGATGCTGAAACTAAAAAGATAATACTAGATAAAGCTACAACTTATAAACCTAACTGTAACATATAAAATTAATATTATGGCTTGTATAGATGTAATAAAGGAAGATATAAATAATAAAATTGATGAGATACTTGGTGGCTATAGAGACACCTCTCATTCATATATTGAAGCACAAAAGCGGTCAAGAGAAATCAATGACCGCTGGGCTAATTTATCTAGAGTAGATAGATTTGGAAATGATAAAGCTAAAGTTGATATATCTGATACCGTATTTGAAAAAATAGCTAATGAAGCCTTTGACGCACAAAATGAACTTGAGGATGAACTTGCTGAAATGGGTATTAGTACTAAACAAGATTTATCATTCTACAATGGTGATCAAGCTTTGTATGATCAAGAAAATACAGAAGATGATGATACATACTATCAATTAGATACTAAAGAAGTACTTGAACCTGCACTAAAAGAACTTGATAAGTACTTATTAGATTTTCTAAAACCTTTTGGTGTTAAATCTAAAGAGTTTGAAGATATAAAGTCTAAACTTGGTGTAGATGCATTAGGTGCAACTGATGTATTAAATAAGCTTATCTGGTATGCTAAAAATAGAAATGCTGAAACAGTACCAGAAGAAGTAGGACACATGGTAACTATGTTAATGGGTGAGGCTAATCCTATTATAAAAGATCTTTTAGAAAATATTACTAGCTGGTCTGAATATGATAAAATATATGAGCAATATATGCCTATATATAACAATGTAAAACAAGTTAAAATTGAAGCAATTGGTAAAATAATTGCTAAATCTCTTGTTAAAAACTACAAAGCAAGCGGTACTGATAAAACATTACTTGCAAAAGCATTAGCAGCTATAGAAGAATTTATAGAAAGATTATTTGGAAAATTTAGAAATAATCTATTAGCTCAGATGGAGTACTCTGAAAATCTTGCTGATCATATTGCTATAAATATATTAATGGGTGATAAAGATTACATTGCTAAACTTAATACATCTTTTGAAAAACTTGATTATGATAAAGCATTAAAAGGTAATGAGTTTGCACAAGATATAATTAAAACATTTACTGATTTAAATGGTAAACTTACTGGTTCATTAGCAGTTGCAGGTCAAGGTGATACAATATATAGAAGTTCAGAAGAACCAATACATGATATTGATTTTAATGTAAATAGTATTGAAGAATATGAAACAATGCTTGAAAAAGTTGAATCAATAAATGGTATACCATATCATTATGGTTGGGATAATGCTCAAAAAGATTATACAACATATGCTTTTTTAATACCTAAAGCTGGTTATACTGTAGAAGTATTAGAAAGAGATTTTAATAGAGGTAATGGTTGGGTAACTCAATATAATATTAGAAATGAAAATGGTGATATTGTTGAAAAAACCAGTAAAAATCATGTAGCAGTAGACTTTTTTGTTTATAAAAGAGGAGAAGATAAAAGTACTTCTTCAGGGATATTTAAAACAACAAATGACATATTTAAAGGTAAACTTACTTTAGCAACTGCAGGTAATAATGAAAGATTATTTCAAAGAGAAAAAGATCAACAGGATTATGTTTTAAGTGAACCAACTAATTATAATGAAGCATCACCAGAATTTACATATTACCAATTAAATGAAGTTGAAGAAGAGTCTCCTATTGAAACAGCATATAAAGAAGAACTAGAAAAGTATGGCATAAAGCCAAAAGTTATTGTAATTCAAGGTACTAAAGCTCTTTTAAATCCAAATGGTACATATGATTTAATTGATAGAAGTAATAACTCAACTATGCAAAAAAATATAGATTTAGATACTATGCAAATAGTTGCTGAACCTATATCAATTAAACCATACAATAATAAAATATTTGATAACTTTGTAAGAGGTACATTAATGAATGAATACACTGATGTATTACTTGCTAATAAAGGAATTGATATTGCTGATGTATTTGATGAGTTAAACACTATAACAACAGAATCTGAGTTAAATAAAATAATGGCTAAAATATTAAAAAGCATATGTTAAGTTGTCCAATTAAGACTAGTAAAGAATGGGTTGATTTACTAGATAGTGTTAACGGTAATGAAGAAAGAGCACTTGAGTTATGGGTTGATAAAGGTTATGACCAAAATGAGAGCTTGAATGAATTAATTGATGAGTCAGTTAATGTACCTGTTGAAGAGAGAAAAGATGATATATCAACAATGGTTGATAAAATCAGAGTATATCTTAGAAAGCAATTAAATATACTTGAAAAACAAAAGATTCCTAATCAATCATATAAAGAGAAAAAACAGAAAAACTTAATTGATAACTTTGAGGTTCTGGATGGTATTGAGGCTATCACTATGTTTGTCAAAGACACATATGATAAGTCACAATCTGTTTATAAAAGGATGGCAGCTTTAGTAAGTAAAGCTGATGATGGTACTCCTGAGTTTAAAAAGAAAATGATTGAGGAGTTGACTGCTATTAACACTTTTGTAAATGGATATAATATACTTGATGAGATCAGTAAAGATGATATCTATAATTATTTCTCTGCAGAATCAGATGAAATACCTGAAGGTGAGACAAAGACTATAAAACAAATGCTTACTGATGCTATATCAACTAGAAAAGCAGTTAAAGAAAAATATATTCAACAAGGTATACCCTTAATGGCTTCATTTTTACTTAACTATAAATCTTTAGATATTGATAAACAAGTACTTCAGGAAGCAGAATTATTAGAGAAAAGACTTGCAGAAGAAATAAACTCTAGCAAACCCAATGATAAAAAAATAAAAAAGCTTACTGAAAGAATTCAAAAGTTTAGAAGCTTTTCCTATGATCAAGCATCAATGGAAGAGTTATTAAAATTTGCTTCTGAGGATGAAAGTATGCTTGACTTTTGGTTTAACCCATTGATCTCTTCTAAAGATGCATCACTTGGATTATTTGCTAGAGTAGTTAAAACTGAATTGGAAGGTGCCCGTTTAAAAGATGATAAAATATTAGAGATTGCTGGTAAAGAATTTGATAAATATAATGCTGTCAATTCCGCTAGTAGAAATAATACTGCAAAATTTAATGAAGGTATATATGAGAAATTATCTTTTTATAGTACAAATAAATTAGGTGAACCTGTAGTAACTACTAGAATGGCTTTTGTACAAAAATACCGCATGAGTGATTATCATGCTGCAGAACGTACTGCCAGAAAAGGTCCACAATTAAGTGCTAATCCTACAAGAGATGAGTTACTTGCAAAATCAGATCATGACGCTAATGTAAAAAGCATAATGAGTAACTGGTATAGTAAAAATGCTCAGAAAAAAAGTGATGAAGAGATTGATAAGATTATTGCTGAAAAGCAAAAGCTTAAAAATGCTGGTGTATTAACAGAACAAGAATATGATGATTGGTACAAATCAGTTTTAATCATAAAAAAAGATGGTACTAAAATCTACATGAAAGAATTCAGTGAACCGTCAAATGATTATATCAATAGTAAATGGACAGACTTATATAATTTAGATGGAAAACCTAAGAATCCAAAAGGTGAATATCATAAGTTTTTACTAGATACTTACTTAGAAGCACAAGAAAGATTACCGGATGCTCAGAAAAGAGGTTATATATTACCTTCACTTCATAAACAGGATAAGGAAAGAACAGATGATATAAAAGGTTTATTAAAAGATAAATGGAAAGATGCTACTTCTATAAGAGCTGATGATACCAGATTTGGAACAGCTGACTTAACTGAAGGTGATAAAAAATTCTTACCTGTGTATTATACACAAGACATGGATGCTGATGAAGTTAGTTTAGATTTAGTAAGATCTGTAATGCTTTTCAGTCAAATGACAACTAAGTATGAAGCTTTAAACAATATTGAACCAGAGATTAATCTTTTTAAAACAATCATTGGTGATAGAGAAATAGCTGAAACAAATTCTAAAGGTAATGCTATTGTAGATAAGTTTGCCAATAAACTAGGTATCAAGTCTTATATTAAAAAACAAGGTGAAAACTACTCTCAAAAACATGTTGATGCTTTCATTGATATGATAGTTTTTAATGAGACTCAAAAAGCTCAAGAAATATTTGGATTCTCTGCTGCAAAAATTA